TCACAACCGTTTGCGATTCGTACACAGGCTTCGCGCAATCCGTTCACCATCGCCGCATACATAACCTAACCACCTCACCAACAATAATGTACGGCCCCATATCAGGCGCGAACGTTTGCTACTACTTATAGGACACGGCTGCGTAGCAGAAGCATAGTTAGGCAGTGAGCTACTCCGGCCGGACGCGCCATAGAAAAAGCGCCGTAGGGTGTGGGGATGCTCTTCTCTTCTACTGGCTGGGTTTGCGCGGAAGCTTCTCGCTGGTTGCTGCCGAGGATATTTCCGACAAAGTGGTGGGGCGTATCGCCCCAGCGCACTGATGAAGGAAGGCAGCGGGGCACTCTTTTCAGCTGTCTGGCGTTTATATAAGCATAACGAAGTAAGTCCGATGACGGCCCCACATACCGCATTGGCACTAGTAAGCCCCGCGCCCACCCCGGCCGGGGCTTTTTTTATGGCAACGCCTGTAACGAATGAGGTATTCAGCTGGTACTCGCATCCGAAACCCAATAGGGTTTTCTCATACTCAAAAAACCCTGCTCGACTCGGGCGGGGCTTTTTTGTGCTCAACAAACAGCTTGCGGCCGGGGCTTGCTGCACCTTCCGCCTGCTCTCGCCCATTAGAAAGCTTAATCGCTAGCCTGAGCCAGTCACGATACGTTGTTCCGCAAAAAATTATTCTGGCGAATCGGAAAAATAAGCCGCTTAGAAATTTTATCCCGCAAGCCACTCTACAGCAAAGCAAAACGCCTTGCAAATACCTAGATGACAGGCATTCGCAAGGCGCGCTGGTGGGCCCACTTGGCCTACTGATTTGGCGATTTAACGCCTTGTAAACAAGCAACTTGCACCGCTATCTAATCCGCAGGGGAGAGGAATTTAGATATGAAACGGGCTTCTTCAACACCTGCTGGCTAAGCCGTGGCCCGCGCTACTACAGTTGCTGGCCACAGTGCAATCACCTTGCCACCTGCTTGCGCATTGGTGGGGGTGCAGGCGGCGGGGCGCAGGCTAATAGGGGTAGCGGCGGGGGTAGGCAGCCAGGTTGCATCAGGCGTTGGAGAGGGCTTTTCCAAGCGCTCCGCTCTGTCCTGCCAATACACCTCACGGCCTTGGCTGGCCTCTAACTCTTTTTCGAGGCGAGTAATATAGCGGCCCACAAAGTCGGCTTGCTGTGGCGTGGCTTCGCCAGGGGTCGGCAGCCCGCCGCGGCTGGCAGTCAGCGGAACCTCTGCCGCTTCTTGCTTCTCTGTGTCTTTGGGGGTGGCCGGCGAACTTGGAGCCGGCTCACTAACTACATCCGAAATGCGGGCGCGCTTGCCAGTCAAGAGAAAGGTGGCGTCAAAATCGCGGAAGTTTTCAGCAAGTGCCGACAGGGTTTCGCCGCCCGGCATAGAGTATCCCATCAATAGGTTGCTCAGCACCCCAGGCGATATACCTGCCTTTCGGGCAAACTGCCGGTCGCTGGGCTCGCCGGATTCATCTACAAACTTTCTCAGCCGCGCCCCTATCTCGGGGTATTTAGGCGGCTCGTTGCCATTTTTAGCCATAGCTCTGCTTTTTAAGAAGAATTGATGTTAAATGCATTTGAAATATCAAACGGATATGTTATATTTGTCGTATAACAGTTCGGTTGATGCGCTGACTTCCGGTCAGTTGTACGACAAAAGTACAAGCCAGTTTGATATTTCAAATCTATATGAACAAAAAACGCAGAGGCCCCGGCCGCCCCATGTCGCCCGAATCGGCGCTATTTAAAAAAGAAGTTGCTGTTTTAAAGCCACTTCTGCCGCCTGACTATGCTGATTGGGCGGTGCGAATGTTTCCTGAATTAGACGCAAAATTTATGCGTTACGCTGTAAACGGACGCAAAGAATACTGGCCTGGGATGCGTGCCCTGCGCATTTTGGCTGGCAAAGAGCCGGTGCCCGCTGGCATTGTGCTGACCCCACCACAGCTCCAGCCCGCTGCCGTATGAAGCCGCCACTATTCCATGTAGGGCAGGCCATTGTGTGTACTGTAGGCGCGCCGATTGGCTGGCAACCGCCCTACGGTGAAGCGACGCCACAGAAAGGTTCGGTATATCATGTGCGGGAGGTTGTTCAAGGCGGGCCAACAGATTGGGGTGTAACCCTTAAAGAAATTGTGAATATGCCCAATAGCTACAAGCAGGGCCGGCACGAATGCGCCTTCCCAGAAAAGTGGTTCGCCCCCGTCGAAGAAATGCCCGCCGAAGCCTACGCCGAACTACTAGAAGCCCTTGAACCTGTAACCGCCTGAGTTATGAATCTGCAACTATTCCAGTACAATGCCGGCCCCCAAATGCGTGCATTTCTTGACCCCGATGGTACGCCCTGGCTGTGCGCCACCGACCTAACGCGGGCGCTGGGCTATGCTAACGGCCCCGATGCAGTAGCCAAGCACTGCAAAGCAAAGGGTATCGCGAAACGCTATGCCCCTACGACTAGTGGCACCCAGTTGCTTACTTGGCTGAACGAGGCCAACTTATACCGGCTGGTGATGCGCTCCAAGTTGGCGGAGGCTGAGCAGTTCCAAGATTGGGTAGTTGAAGTAGTGCTGCCCACCATCCGACGTACTGGCAAGTACGATAGCGCCGCCGCCTTGCTGCCGCAGTCGATGCCCGAGGCGCTACGGATGCTGGCCGACCAATACGAGCAGAACGCCCAAATGGCGGTGCAACTGGCCGAGGCCGCGCCCAAAGTCCAGTACTACGACGCCGTGGCCGACAGCAAAGAGGCGGTGCCGATGCGCGACGTGGCCCAACTACTCAATATCCCAGGGATGGGACGCACCAAGCTGTTTGCCCGGCTGCGCGAGTTGCGGATACTGGACAAGCTCAATAAGCCTTATCAGCAGTTCATTGAACGCGGATATTTCCGTGTGGTGCAGCGCACATTCCCCAAGCCGGGCGGGCAAACGGGCGTGAACAATACTACGCTAGTGCTACAAAAAGGCATTGAATATCTATTAGATAGGTTACGCCCGCAAACTGACTGATATTTTTTTACCTATTATGTCATTTTTATTTGATATAAATTTGGTTTATATCAAACCGATATGATATATTTGTCGTATAAATATCAAACGAACAGAACACCCCACCATCCCCTACCTACTTACTGCCATGACTGCCGCCCACACTGCCATGAAGCTTCAGCCCGAAACCATCGCCCTGCTTGATGCCAACATCGACGCCGAGGCCGCCCGCATTGTTGAGGCCACCGCCTCGGATGCTGGTCGTGCCGCCTTCGCTGACATGTGGGCGCGCACCCGCAATCGGATGGTGGCTAATGAAGCCCGCCACGAAGTATATGTAGCTGCCGGCGGCACTGAGCCGCGCTACTACTAACACAAAGTCCGCCAGTCTCTTCTGCCACCCCCTACCTACTTACTGCTACCCAACACAAAAAGCCCCGCTCGGACTAGGAGCGGGGCCATTCAACAAACCAACTACAACCCAAATCTACGATGGAAAAGCATTTTGAATTAACCACCGAAACTAAAAGCTATTGCGGCACCACGCTTTACCGCATCAAGGCGCTTATCGACCTGCCGCACGTTGGCATTGAGGCCGGCGACTTGGGCGGCTGGGTAGAATCACTTAGGAACTTGTTCGGTAAGGCGTGGGTGTCCGGTGAGGCGCAGGTGTTCGGTGAGGCGCAGGTGTCCGGTGAGGCGCGGGTGTCCGGTGAGGCGCGGGTGTTCGGTAAGGCGCGGGTGTTCGGTAAGGCGCGGGTGTTCGGTGAGGCGCAGGTGTCCGGTGAGGCGCAGGTGTTCGGTAAGGCGCGGGTGTTCGGTGAGGCGTGGGTGTTCGGTGAGGCGCAGGTGTTCGGTGAGGCGTGGGTGTTCGGTGAGGCGTGGGTGTTCGGTAAGGCGCAGGTGGAGAACACCAAGGATTACCTGGTTATCGGCCCACTCGGCAGCGACCGCTTTGTGACGCTCACCCGCAGCGACAAGCACATTGTAGCCGGCTGCTTTCGGGGCGACCTGGCCGCTTTTCAGGGCGCAGTCTCTCTTAAATATGGCTCAGGCAGTGATTACGATATGCTTACAGCCTTGTGCACGGCCTATTTCAATTAATCCCACCCCCTACCTCCTTACTGCCGCCCCAACACAAAAAGCCCCGCCTAGGAAGAGGCGGGGCCATTCAACAAACCAACTACAGCCCTAACATACGATGGCAACTACCAGAGTCTACTCGTCCTACCTGGCCTTTTTGCACCGGGAAGACAAAACCGAAAACGGTGTATCAGAGGGCTTTGCTGCCCGCCATGCTGACTACGAAAAGCAAAACGAGACAAATGAGGGCTGCTTCGACTGCTCCCGCTGCTCCCGCTGCTCCGACTGCTCCCGCTGCTCCGACTGCTCCGACTGCTCCGACTGCTTAGACTGCTCCGACTGCTCCGACTGCTTCGACTGCTCCGACTGCTCCGACTGCTCCGGCTGCTCCGGCTGCTCCGACTCCTCCGACTGCTCCGACTGCTCCGACTGCTCCCGCTGCTCCGGCTGCTCCCGCTGCTCCCGCTGCTCCGACTGCTCCGACTGCTCCGACTGCTCCGGCTGCTCCGACTGCTCCGACTGCTCCGACTGCTCCGACTGCTCCCGCTGCTCCGGCTGCTCCCGCTGCTCCGACTGCTCCGACTGCTCCGACTGCTCCGACTGCTCCGACTGCTCCGGCTGCTCCGGCTGCTCCGACTCCTCCGACTGCTCCGACTGCTCCGACTGCTCCCGCTGCTCCGGCGAATCTGCCACCAAAAGCGACACACCTGCATTTGTGGTGCCGGTTCTAGAGAACATCCACCAGCAGGTACTGGCCGCCGCCAGCAAGCCTGGCGCATTAAATATGAGAGATTGGCACACCTGCGAAACCACGCACTGCCGCGCTGGATGGGTGGAGCATTTAGCAGGAGATGCGGGCAAAGAGCTGGCTCGGCGAACCTCTACCTTGTTCGCAGCCATGCAGATATACCATAAGTCTAGCCCCGAAATCCATGTGCCGCCCACCCGCTTTTTTGTGGATAGCATTCGCGCAATGGACGATATGAGGCGCTGCGCTGAATTAGAAATCGCTGCCAAAGAGCGCGCCTAGCCATGCTAGCCCGCTCCTCGATGAGACCCCGTCAGCAGCCCCTAGCCCCGCAGAGTAAGAAAAGCCGGGCGGGCAAGGCGGCACAGAGCCGGGCCTACGCGGCGGCCGATGATGAACGGGAATGGTGCTCCGTCTGCGGCAAACCCGGCCCCACCGACCACGCGCATTTATACACCCAGCAAGGCAGAGCGCACACTGAGGGCTGAGAATATTAATCGGCAACTGGCCACGCTCAAAATCACCGAATAGCCCCGCCTCCCCTCCCTATACAGAAACACAGCCGCGCCGCCGGCAAAAATCTTCTTTTTATGAACCTGCTGCAAGCCCTTGCCGAGCGCCGCGCCGCCAGCGCCCGCTATTCCGCTGCCTTTGAGGCGGCTAAATCGCTCACCCGCGCCGCTGCCGACGAGTTGTGCGCTGCGCATATCGCCTTGAATGCGGCGGTAGATAAAGAGGTAGAAGCCCGCTGTGAGGCATCGGCTGTTGAGCGGCTGGCTTACTACGAAGACGAGCACGCCGCTGCCAGTAAGTACTACCAAGGGCTGCCGGCCGGGGCGGTGCTGCTGCGCTTCCATGCCCGCAACCAGGTCGCCCGGTGCTGGCAAAAGGTGCTGGATGCCCGCTTTGACTGCCTGACGCCCGCCGAGCGGGAAGAGCTAGAATACGACGAGCATAGCGCCCGCGGCTACAGCTACGCTTTAGCTGCTTAGGAGCCATGAAAGCCCAGCCAATCAAATGCAAAGGCACCTGTAAGCAGGTAGCCGCCCAGCTGCGAGAAGTAACCGCCGAACTCGCCGCGCAAATCGTCTCCATCCCTCCCCCTCACCACTGCCCCGCTACCCTACTAGGTGTAGGGGTAGGCCACCCTAAAAACCAATAAGTTATGCACGACGAATCAGCCTTCCCGCACAATCGGGATGTAAGCCACGAGCAGCTATGGGAGAATAACCCTGGCATGAGCCTGCTCGACTACTTCGCAGGCCAGGCAATGCAAGGCAAACTAGCTGCCTGCACCGACACGACTTATCCTGCCTACGATGCCGGCGAGCTAGCTAAAGACAGCTATGCATACGCTGATGCAATGCTTGCCGAACGTGCGCGCCGCGCCGCCCTAGCTGCTGTCTGAGCCATGCCCCGCCAGACCGTCTTCACTGAGACTGATAAAGCCGCATACTGGATAGCGCAAGCCGAACGCTGCGAAGCCTATGCCAGCAAATGCAAGGTGGCAGAAACGGGAAAGGCTTGGCTTGAAAAAGCCGCCGAGTACCGCGCCCACGCCGCCACCTACTCCACCCTACCAGCCGCAGAGGCGGCCTAAGCCATGCTTCGATACTTGCCGCAGCGCCTGATAAGCCACCCCGCTCTGCCAGCCCCGGTGCGCACCTACTTGGCTGATATCCCCGAGAAGGAGCTGAGTAAGTACGAGGTAGAGGCCGTGGGCCAGCTCTGCGAGATGCTGATACGGGACCAAGTGCCAGCGTGGCCCAACTACTTCAAAGCGCCCGCCGATGGGCTGTGCGCCGGCCGCGCCCTTACCACCAACCTGCTGCGCGAAGAATACTTCTTCACCGCCGATGAGATAGCCGCCGGCCGCGCCGCTGCCGAAACCGCCGGCCCCTTGCTGCTGCTGCGGCTCTACTTCCGCACGGCCACGCTGCGCAGGGAGCGCACGCTGGCCCGCCTGCAAGCCCTGGCTGCCAGCACCTCAACCCTAACGAATACCCCGGTGCGCTTTGCCTCTGAGCTGGCCGCCTAAACAGTTCGGCCCCACCCGCAGAGACGAAGCAGCGGAGTGGGGCCGGGAATCACAATCACTTTCAAACGCAAAGTTATGACACTCCAAGATTTGATTGATGGCTTACGCCTCTTAAGCCCCGCCATTGTTGCTCCTAAAGGCATCTGCAACCCCCATTCTTGGCGTGGGGTGTATGCTGAATTGGCCTTTGAGCTAACGGAAGGGCCGACCACAGTAGGCGAAATGCTAAAAGCAGCCGAATCCGCACTTGGCGCAACCTATGAAGGTTGGAAAGGTGGCGAGTTTGAGATGCACGGTCATACAGACGTGCATATTGATATGGAAGGGGAATGGCGCGACCGTTCTTTAGAGTTGTGGCTATCTGCCCTCGCCGCCCCGGCCTCTCCCATAGTAAGCGAAGCCGCGCCGGCCGCCGAGTTGCAAGCTGACCTGAGCGCCTTTCTGCAAAACTATCGCATCCCTTTGTCGGTGCGCCAAGCATCTACTAAAGAGCTAGAAATTCAGGATGCTGATGGGTTTGGCATTTGCTATTTCAGCGGCATGGAGAGCGATAAGCCTGTGGCAGCCTTCTTGGTTGCCGCCGCCAACGCCGCTGCCCTGTCGGCTCTCTGCCCTAACCAAAAGGCGGCGGCAGTCTCTCCTATAGATGGAGAAGCGCCGACGTTTGATGTGAACAAGGCGGCCGATTGGTTGCTCGAGCACGGCCGCATCCTATTTGATGATGTCCACGACGGCGAGGATGCCAAGAAAGTGGCTGCCTTTGCCTTCGCGGAAAGCCTGCTCGAAAACTGCGCCGCCGGGCCTGTCTCTTTATCTAGTGTAGGGGGCGGGGGAGCCGGCTGGATTTCGGCAAAGGAGCAGTTGCCGCCCGCTACCATCTTCCGAGCCTCGCATATGGTGCTAGCTCAGCTATGGAATAAGAACCATGTCGTGGCTTACTACGACTACGCGGCGGGCTTTTGGCGCGAGCACACAGAGGGCAGCAAGCTTGACATCACGCACTGGCAGCCCATTACGCCCGCCCCCACCGAGGCCCGCTAACCCCAGCCTCTCCACCTCTACCCCCACTCTCCCACCCACCACCATGCAACCCAACCTGCCACCCGTCTCCCTCTGGCGCAAAGTCGCCTTTACCGTGCTGTTCTGGCTGTTTCGCCACGCCTTCCGGCCGGCGGCTCAATACGCCCTGCTACTGATTACGGCCGCGGCCTTTCTGGTAGCCTCTCCCCTGGTGCTGCTGGGCAAAGCCTGGCAGGCAGTCAAACCAAGGGTGCATCGGGTGGCCGCCGCCGTGGTGCTGGCCTTCTGCCACCCCCGCAAGAATCCTTCAACGCAGTCCCCGGTACGCTGGTGTTTATGCTGCCTGATAAAGAGTTTGATAAGTGGGCGCGCTGCAATTTCTGGCCCAGTGACTTAGCCCACCGCAAAGGGCAGCGCAAAGGGCGAGGCGACGGGCCTAAAAGGCTGCGCACCTACCGCCGGCATCATCACTACCACCCGGCCGACCACCTGCTGCCTTGGCCGCACAAACTCCCCTTTTAGCCATGCCCGACCAACCTCATCCTATTGGCTCGACCGTCCGCATTGAGGGCGACAAGCGCTACCCCAAGCCCCGCCTGGCCCGCATCCTGGGCAACGACACCTACCCGCTGTACTACGTGCGGCTGGCCGACGAAGGCGATACGGCCGCCCCCAGCCAGTACGACACCCGCAAGCCTACGTCCGCAGTCACGCACTCCAAGCTAGTGCTGGTTGCCTGAAACAGCCCGCCGCCTAGCTGCTATAACACCTTTTGTGGGGTCGTTTATGAGGAAGCAGCTAGCAACGACGGGCCAACCCCCGCCGGGGTTTGTACCGGCCCGAATGCGCCCCGGCAGTGTTGGCCGGGGCCTCTTTCACTCCCCTATCCCAGTCATACAAATGAGCGCCTTTACCGCCACCCTGGGGCTGCCTACGAAGCAGTTGCCCACCGCCTACGTGCCGCGCCTGAAAGACCGCGCCGCCTTACCCCCAATGGGGCCACTGCGCGATGCCTACCTAGTGTATGTCTGCGCGCAACTGGCTGAATCGGCTGCTGGCCGCTTAGTAGGCAGTACGCCAGCCTTTCAACATACGGGCCTGCACAAGCGCACTACCCGCCTGCACGCTGGAGCTGATAGCGTAGTCGAGACCCTATTTGGCCACTTCAACACTAGCGCTGCCGACACGCTTAACCACCTCACGCGCACGGCTGAAACTGCGCTGGCCGCTTTGGTGCTGCTGGCAGTCTCGCCAGATACGACCGATACCACGCTGGAACGCGTGAGCGAACTATTGGCTGAACTGGCTGGCTTGGCTGGCCTTAATCCTGAATAAGATGGAGCCTGTCAACAAGCCTGAAATAACCTACGTGGGCCAGCACGAGCAGCCCCACTACGCCACCACGCAATCGGCCGGCTTTGACCTGCGGGCCGAGATTGACGAACCCCACACCCTACGGCCTGGTGATTGGGCACCGTTCCCCACTGGCATCTTCTCCAAGCTGCCGACTGGCTACGAGTTGCAGGTACGCTCCCGTAGCGGACTAGCCTTCAAGCACGCAGTTGTCGTACTCAACAGCCCTGGTACCGTCGATGCCGACTACCGCGACGAGATACAGGCCATTCTCATCAACCACGGCAACCAGGCGTTCACGGTAAACCCCGGCGACCGGATAGCGCAAGCTGTTATTGGCCGCTACGTAGTCGTGCCCGAGTTGCTGACGGATGCCACGCAGACCCGCGCCGGGGGCTTCGGCAGCACGGGTATGTAATGGCACTCACCTTCTACGACCAACTACCCCCAGTCCGCAACCCCAACACCCCGCCGCTGTTCAGCGTGCGCCGCGATGGGGCAATGGTGCTCAACAGCGTGGCGGCGACCAAACTAAAGCAGGAGAAAGGTGGCCTGGTAACGCTGGCTACCGACGAGCAAAACGCTTGGTTCCTCATTTTCGGCCCTATCACCGGCCGCAAGCCGTTCGTGTGGAAACGGCAGTCAGGTGGCAACGGCAGCCAGGCCGTGCAGTTCTTCTCGACTGCCCGCGCGGAAGAATGCTTTGCCGCCCACAAGGCCAACGCCTCAGTAAACCGGCTGTTTTTGGAAGTCGGCACAGAGCCGGAATCAAAAGACGGAATGCACGCCTACCGGCTGTCATTGGTGGAGATGCAGGCCAGCCAGCGGCCAGCGGTAGACTTCACGCCGCCGGCTACCCCGCGCCCCGACGAGGCTACGATGCACCGCCTGAACGAGACGGTGCGCACCCTGGCAGGCTTACAACTGCACAAGCGGCCTGAAAAAGAACTGATGCAAGCTTATGGGTTGCTGAGCCAGCACGCCGATTGGGTGCCTGCCATTGCCGGCGGGGCAAAGTTGCTGGGTAAACTACGCGCTGAAGTAGGATGAAGCTGCTCGCCCGTCTCCGTCTCGCCTACGACCTGCTACGCGCCCGCCGCACCGGCCAGTGGCGCAAGCTGGTGGACGCTTGCAGCGCTGAGCAAGCCCGCCTGGGCAACCTCTCCCTGCTGGCCGCCATTGCGGAAGCCAACCGCCTCGACACCGAGCGCGAAACCCTCTTGGCCGGTACACGCACCACCCACACAGCTGAGCGCCTGGCTGCCGAGGCCCGCCAGCTGGTGCAGCCCAAAACGAAAGGCTGAGCACCCCACGCGGGCGGCTTCTGCTCCTAGTGAGGGAGGGCTGGCCGATTTAGGATTTTGGGGCGGGGTTGGCTAGCATATCCTGCTGTAGTAGATACTTCAAGTGCGCAGCCAGAGGGCGACCCATGCGTTCTGCGTGGGCCTGCGCCTCTTTTTTCTCAGCTACAGTCTTGAAGGTCACAGGGCTAGTGCGCTCTGATTGAGTTTCGGTAGTGGTTTTTGGGCGTCCCATAGGGCAAAGGTACACTACCGCCTTAAAACTATTTTGCAAATACTTTACAAATAGTTTTGATATGCGTCAAAACTATGTATCTTTGTCATGCACTCTAACAAAAAACGCTATGCTCCGCGCCACTAAAATCACCGCCCCCGCTACCCCGCTCACCTCTTACTCGGTTCGCCTGCACGCTATCGGCGGGGGCAAATGCGAGTTTACGGGCGCTACCCTGCCCACGCTGGAAGAAACGCTGACCATCGAAGCCGCCACCCCCGAAGCTGCTGCCAAGCGCTCGAAAGTCTTTATGACTATCCGCCCGATGGGTCAGCTGCTGCGCACCTATGTGGATGGGGCTGAAATCCTCGGCAACTTCTAATGCTGACGCACGCGGGCCTTTTCTCAGGTATCGGCGGCTTCTCGCTGGCCGCCCAGCGCGTGGGCTGGCGCAACCTCTTTGAAGTCGAAAAGGAGGAATGGTGCCGGGGCGTGCTTCACAAGAACTTTCCTGACAGCCTACTCTATGACGATGTATGCACCTTCTCAGGGCTTCCTTTTCGCGGACGCGTTGACGTGCTTAGCGGGGGCGACCCCTGCCAGCCAAACAGCCAAGCCGGCCGCCGCGCAGGAGCCGCAGACCCTCGCTTCCTCTGGCCGGAAAAGCTTCGCATCCTTGCTGAGCTTGCCCCGTCGTGGGTGGTCAATGAGAACGTTCCCGGCTCCATTTCTAACGGCGTGCTGGACAGAAAAATCAGCGACCTGGAAGCTCAAGGCTACGCCTGCTGGCCGGCCTTTGATGTGTTTGCGGCTGCCGTTGGCTCACCCCAGGAGCGGCGTCGGATTTGGCTGGTGGCCTACTCCCAGCGCGTCGCTGATAGGAGCAAAAGACTTGGCGCGGCTGCTGGCCCGCCGCGCAGCCTGCAAAGCCAAGTCGAAGAATGGGAACGGCTTTGGCTTCACCCTGCACCAGTACCTGCTCACCGTTGGCCGCCTCGACCTTACGACATCGACCAGCTTCCACGAGAGCCTAATGGGGTTCCCGCCGGGCTGGTGCGACCCGCTTTGAAAGCCTACGGCAACGCCATTGTGCCGCAAGTTGCTGAGTTGTTCTTCCGCGCCATTGCTGCTGTCGAAAGCTCTTTGCCCTAGACGCCCCTTCCCCCTTACAGAGAACAGCCCCCAAAATCGTTATGGCCGCCTTCCGCACTCTCCGCTTCTACCACAACGCCATTGAACAAGTAGCCCAGCGCCACGGCCTTGCGGTGAAGCAGTCCCGCGAAACTATCGAAGGCACGCAGGTGAGCCGCAGCGCCACCATCCTGCTGCCGAATGGCTGCCCGGTCCCGCCCTGGGATACAGCCACGCCCGAAGCGCTCGACAAGTTCTTAACCCTCATTCTGCCCGCCGTGCGCGAGCAAGCTAAATCACTGGTAACCATTTAATCATTCATCACCATGAGCTACAAATTTCTTGACCTCGAAGACGCTGCTACCGCTACGGAAGACGACCTGCTGGCCGACCTGCGCGAAGCAGAAAAACAACTGGATGCCGCTATCAAAGTGCATCCGGGTATGACCTACGAAGCCGAGCAGGAGCACCAGCAGCACCTTGATGTAATGCAGGCACACATTGACAAGCTGCATTACTTCCTCAATCAACTTCGCTAACTGTTATGGCCCGTTGGTATGCACCCGCAGAAGAATACCTGACCCACTATGACCGCCATACAGATACGTGGCGCGTGATAGCCGGGCCATTTAGTCGCAATACGCCTGCCATTGCGTTAGTGATGCGCTCGCACGACCTAACCAAGCAGGCGTACAGCGTCAGCTCACGCTACTCGCTGGCAAAGTATAAGGTCTTCCCGAAAACGAAGGCAGGTGATGCGGCCCTGTTGGCTGCTATTGAGCGCCCTGAGCTTGCCGAGAAGGCGGTGGCGCTGCTGGGCCGGCAGACAGCTACCATAGGCGGCGGATATGATGGTGCGGATTGGGCCGCCCTGGATGCCTTGCTGATTGAGGCGGGCCTACTCTACGAGCCTGGGCCTCTTGCCCCTTCGGTGAAGCCCGATTTAGCCGACCTGCCCTTCTAACTCAATCGACGCGGCGGCGGGAACAACCCTATAGAGGGAGACGCCGCCGCCACAAACTTTTAATCTCAAAACGTTATGCAACCCACCCCTTTGATTTCCCCAGCCGAAATTCAGCGAATGGAGGCTGGCCGCGAACTAGATGAATTAGTCGGTACTGCCTTTGGCCTGCCTACCACCGACAAATGGCACATACTAAACAGTGTGAGTGGCGGCACCTATATCAGTTTTGACCGCAAATGCGAAGCCGATAAGTATTTGGCTGAGGCAAAGCAAGAGCGCCCTGACGGCATGATAGCGCAAGAAGGCAAGGTGGAACTAGTGCGGTCCTGGCCCCGCGCCTCGTCCGACATAACCGCTGCTTGGCAGGTCGTAGAAGCTTTGGAGCGCCGCGCCCAGCTGGTAGACATTACCCGCCGCAAAGACTTCGACACCGGCCTCTACCCTTGGGAATGCGAAATCTGGAACACATCGGGCGCGCCTGACTCCAGCGCGATAGCCGACACCGCCCCGCTAGCTATCTGCCGGGCAGCCCTGAAAGCCAACTTTGACCTGCTCGACGCGGCGGCACCCCTACCTACTAATAGAGAGGGGGCCAGCCGTGAGTAGCGACTTGAGGCCAGGATTGCATTTTGGCTCCTATGTTGACGTGCTGCAGGGGCTGCCCGATGGCAGCATCAACCTGTGGATAGTCGATAGCCCCTACGGGAATACCGATTTAGCTTTTGACAAGCAGCCCGTCGATTGGGCAGGCGAGTTCTGGCCGTTGGTGCGCCGCAAGTCGGCCCCGAATGCGGTAGTGGTAGCTTTTGCTTGTGAGGTCTTCACGCTCGAGCTGATAGCCAGCAACCGGGAGTGGTATCGGTATCGGATGGTGTGGATAAAGTCTCGCGCCAGCCGGTACCCTGATAAAGCCTGGCGGCCTCTGGCTGGGCATGAGGACGTGGTAGTGTTTGCGCCTGCCCCCAAGGCCGCCACCTTTAACCCGCAGAAAAAGGCGCACGTCGGCCCCAAGAAGAACTGCCAACGCAAGGCAAATAAAACGCCGCACTACAACGCTACCCGATTGGCAACGGCTTACGAAGATGACGGCACCCGCTACCCGACTACAGTGCTGGATTACGCCAGCATCGGTACCACGGCCCCGCACTTCAACCCGACTGCCAAGCCGGTTTCAATGGTGCAGGAGTTCATTCTGACGTTCACCAACCGGCACGACAACGTAGCTGAGCCCTTCGCGGGCGACGCCCCGGCCGGCCACGCCTGCCAGAACACGGGCCGCAACTATTGGGGCGCGGAAATCAACCTGCAGCAGTACGAATACTCCCAAGCCCAGCTGGCTAACAAAAGCCCGCTGTTCGCCCCGGCCCCCACCCCTAGCGAGAGAGGAAGCAGCCAGGCCGGCTAGTTAGGGCTTGGGCAATAGCTCGACAAAGTGAATGCCGCTAATGATGTGATGCTTCACGTCGGCGGGCAGCTTGCCGGCTTTGAGCAGCTGGTGAACATAGCTGACAGTCACGCCCAACTCGCCTTTCCGATTAGGCAGGCGCTTGGCGTAGTCGGCGAAAGAAAGCAGGCGGTCGGTATCGATTAGGGGCATCGGCCGCGAAGGTAAAATAATTACTACAATACTTTGTAGTTTACTAAATAGTAATTAAGTTTGTAGTACGCAACAGCGCCGCCTTGGCCGGCCCCGCTGTACGGTCGCCCACACGGCCCGCACCAGTCTAAACCGGCTCGCCAAGCTGGTTCATCGACACCCCGTTTACCTAAGCCTGTGGGGGCTGGGTGGGCGGGGTTTGTCATTTTTTGGCAGATATGAAAAGCAAGTATGACCACCTGCCGCTGAAAGCGTATGAGGTCTATCAGCATGATACCGATTGGCTTGGCTTTCGCTCAGAGTATAGCTTCGGCATCCACGTTGGCCGCACGCCCGGCCAGGCGCGCGCCGACGTGGCCGCCGACCGTGAAATTGATAACCCCTGGCGTGGGCTGCGCTCGCGCCGGGTTCACGGCCCGGTTGCCGAGCGCGCCATTGAGGACTTTGAAGACGCCCGCAAGTACTGGCGAGACACCCGCGCCTTCGCTCGCCTCCAAGCCGCGGCCGATGAGTTCAACGCCAGTTGGCCCGTAGGCACGCCCGTTGAAATGCTGTGCAGTAATGCCCCAGCGCTGCCCACTGGCATCACATTCACGCGCACGCCGGCCTGGGTGCCCAGCCTCAACGGCGTGCTGGTTTCCGTCGATGGCTTCGCGGGCGGCTTCGCTCTGAAATGGGTGCGCCCCTTAATCGAGCCAGGCGCGGCCCCCACTACTACCCAGAAAGGAGGAGCCAGTGAGTAGCGCCAAAGAGCCGGCAAAGAAACCGCTCTGGTTCCCGCTCTACGCCAAAGACTTTATGTCTTCGCCTGACGTGTTGATAATGGAGGCGCACGAGGTAGGCGCTTACCTGCTGCTTATGATGCACTCGTGGCAGTCGGATACGCCTGGCTTCCTGCCGAACGACGAGGGCCGATTGCGCCGGGCTTCGCGCCTCTCCGTGGAGGCGTGGAAAGAGAGCGGCCCGCTACTGCTGAGTAAGTGGCCAGTGGCGGAAGATGCTTCAATGCGCTATAATCCGCGCCTACTTTTTGAAGCAGAAAACGCCGTAGAGTTGCGCAAAAAGAAGTCAGAGGCGGGGCAAAAATCGGCCGAATTGAAGGCCGCCCGCAAGGCAGAGGCCGAACGACTGGCAACAGAACGCCAACAGGGCGCCAACACAAGTTCAACACCTGTTGAAGAATCAGCCAACACAGTTGCCAAAAAACCCAACCAATCACAACTACAATCACAGTCTTCTAAAGAAGACGAACGAACGAAGGGCGCTCAGGCAGGCGAGATTTCAGCTTCGCAGGTTGAAAGCCCACCGGCTGCCGGAACAGTTGGGGGGCCGGCTCGGCTGGTATTCCCCGACGCGGCCGAAGTATTCACGAAAAACGGTTTTCGGGAATTTGCCAAAAGCATCGGTTTCGGCGGCATTGACATCGGCCATTACCTAGTGCAAATCCAGCAGGCGGCCAGCCGGGAAGAAAAGGCCCGGCCCAATTCGGGCAAAGGGCTGACGTGGGAGGGCTTCGTGAAGAACTACCTCAACAACGACCGCCTGCACAACCGCTTGGTGTACCCGGTGCCGGCCGATGGCCAGCCAGGCGCACAGCCGCAGCAGCGCTACGGCCCCGCCCCCACGGCCACCGTCGCCTCGGGCAGCTACGACCGCCAAGCCATTGCGGCCCGCCAAGCCACTCAAATCATTATCTAGCCCATGCAGCCGCCTAAATTCCCCGCCCGCCCGGCTGAGCCTGTTCGCCGCACCGAAACCTTGCCTCCGCCCTCCAATACCGAACTGGAAGCTGCCGTTTTGGGCGCTGTCATGCTGGAATCGCACGCCATCGGCACGGTGCTGGCGATGGTCAAGGGCAATGCCGAGGTATTCTACCAGCCTGCCCACCGCTACATTTTCCAGGCTATCACGGCCCTGCACAACCGCGGCCGCGCCATTGACCAACTCACGGTAGTAGCTGAGCTACGGGCGCTGGGGCTGCTTGAAAAGTCGGGCGGCGTGGGCGGCGTAGCAGGCCTGACCATGCGCATCAACAGCGCCGCCAACATCTACACCCACTGCCTGACGCTGCTGGACTTGTACGCCAAGCGCCGGCTGGCCCAAATCGGCTACTCGTTCACAGCCAACGCCCACAGCCCGATGAGCGATGCCGAAGACCTCATAACGGCCGCCTACACCGCCCTGAACGACCTGCAAAACGCCCGCAGCATCCGGCAGGCGCAGACGCTAGGCCAAATGTTCAACCAGGCAATCGATGAGGTGAAGGCCGCTACCCTGGCCCCCGGCGGCCTCACGGGCGTGCCATCCGGTATGGCCGCTGTGGACAAGGTAACCGGCGGTTGGCAGCCCTCCGACCTCATTATCCTAGCTGCGCGGCCGGGAATGGGCAAAACCAGCTTTATCCTTTCGGCCGCCAACCATGCCCAGCAAGCCGGCAAGTCCGGCGCGTTGTTCTCGCTGGAAATGGGGGCTATGCAGCTGGTGAAGAAAAGCATCGCTACCTACGGCGGCTACTCCACAAGCCAGTTGGCGAAGGGCGTAGGTATCCGTACCGATGAAGCCGAGTTCCTGCGGGTGCGCTGCGCCGAGCTGGCCAAGTCGGGTCTGCTGATTGACGACACGCCCGCTATCAGCATCGGCGAGCTACGGGCCAAGGTCGCCAAGGCCGTAGCCGAGCACGGGGTGTCCATCGCCTACATCGACTACCTGCAATTGATGACGGGCGAAAAAGGCGGCAACCGCGAGCAGGAAATCGGCAGTATTAGCCGGGGCCTCAAGCTGATAGCCAAGGAAAACAATATTCCGGTTATCGCCCTGGCCCAGCTCAGCCGCGCCGTGGAAACCCGAGGCGGCGATAAGAAGCCCCAGCTCTCCGACCTGCGCGAATCAGGCAGCATTGAGCAGGACGCCGACTTGGTTATTTTCTTATACCGTGCTGAATACTACAAGATTATGCAGGATGATATGGGCAACTCCACCGAAGGGCTGACCGAGGTGCTGATTGCCAAGCACCGCAACGGGGCCACGATGGACGTGGTGGTGCAATCGGATATGCGTACCGGCCGCTACTCCGACCTGGAAGCCGACAAGCCTTTTGAGGTGCCCACCGAAGAGAAGCCCAATTCATTCCCTATCAGCAATTTCGACAATGAGAAAGCCCCGCCATTCTGAGCGATACAGCCCCGCCCTGTGCCAGCAAGTACAGGCGATGCTACGCAGCCTCTCGCTGCCCGACCTGCACCTGATGGCACCTGCGATGCAGCAGCGCGGCGGCCCCGGCCTCACCCTGCTACGGCTTGAGTTACGCCGCCGCCCGCCTCTCGTGCTGGCCTAGCCCCCACCCAACTACGCGCCCTAGCCCTAGCAGCTATCCGCGCCGCCCGCTTTTCTGATTTGCTTTTGCTCCCTCCATTGCCTTTTTAACTCCCCACCCCATGCTAACCTCCTTCACGTTTTTCGAGCCCCACGCCCAGGCGCGCCCGCTCAAGGTGCGCCGTGCGCCACTGCCGGCCGCGCAACTAAGCTGTGACGCAGCCGGCCGGTTCCGCTTCAACCAGGCCGCCAGCGAGCGCCTGGGCCTCTACGCCCGCAATGCCCGCGTGCGGTTTGGCAACGCCCCCACTGCGCCGGCCGAGTGGGCCGTGCAGGTAGTCGAGCACGGCGGCCACCTGCTGCGCGACATGAACCCGGCTACCCGCTCGCGCAAAGCTGTCCGCGGCTTTGTCAACATTGCCTTGCGCGAGCGCATCATGGCCACCTTGTCACTACCAGCTACGCAGACCATCACCCTGACGCTGGATACACTCTCTTTCCTGGCAGCTGGCCTCGAAGCGTGGTGCTTGAAAGCTGCGCCCTGCCCGCCACCGCCCGCCGCCAAAAAGGCCAGCCTGACACCTGTTCAGCGCCTGCTGCTGCCGCCCGGCTTGGCCGATGCCGTGCAGCGCGGCGACTTGGCCCTGCGCTGGCAACCGGAACCGCCCCGGCCATCCCGGCCGCTGCTCGGCACAATGCCTATCGGCCCATGAGCCCCGAGGTCCAGCAGTGGGTGCGCGCTTTGTCGTGCCGCCCGCGAATTTGCCCAGCAACACTCACCCCAAACGGCTACGGCCACCCCAAGCAATGACTAACCAACAAAAAGCCGAACAATTAGCTGATGCTGAAATTGCCCGGAATCCTGACGTGTGGCCTGAGCCGACTGACCGCGCTCGGCAGCGCGACTACATGATTAAAGAAGCCCTCGGCATCCTGGGTAAGCCAGATAGCCAGTGGCGTAGCGAAGGCAAAGCCAAATTGGCGGCTGAGTCTATCCATGAGAGCTACTGCGAAAGCTTCGATAACAGCGACTTAGAGTCGCCCACTTGCATGGATTGCGGCTGCGGCCTCATCGATGAGGAAGAGGGACGATGCCGCTACTGCATTGCCGCGCTTGAAGAGGAAGAATGACCGCCGCCGATTTCCAAGCCCAATACGGCCGGGGCGCCACCGCTGCCCCGGCCAAAGGCACGCCCACCAACGCCCTCACCAAAGCCATTATCAAGCTGCCCCACCTGCCCGCACTGCGCAGGCCGCCCGCGCCTCAGATGCCCGCCTGCACCTGCTTGATGCCTACCCCAAGACTAGCGACCTGCCTTTTTAGCCGCCTGCCGATTCAACTCGCTGAATTACCCTTTTAACCCCAAGCCCCCAAAATCATGAAAGCCATTACTGAAGAAACCGACAAAGACTTGCTGAACGCTTGGCAAGAAGAGGCCCGCAAGCAAACGCTGGAAACGCTGCCCGCCTTTCTGCAAAAGCTTGCCACTGGCTACACCCACGATTACGGCACCATCTGCCATGCCCTGGCTGCTGCGGCCTGTGGAGCAGCTTGGGCAATGAATGCCAGCGAGCAGGGCCACATTACGGGCTTTCAGGGCGGCGCGGTTATGTGGCAGTTTATCCGCGCCTGGCAGTACTCGGGTAACGAATGTGGCCTGCGCATTCTGGACTACGACAACATGCTTTACCCGCAGTACGCGGACAAGTTCACTGGCCAGTACATCGACGCCGATACGTGGAAGCGTGTGCAGGACTTAGCCAAACGAAAACTCGCACAGGGACAGGCCGCCAGTGAGCAGTACACCCTCGACTACGCGCAGTGGGCGCTTGACATCGCAGACTTCAAGCGCCGCTATCCCGACTACGACCAACGGCCCGCCCACTACAACCGGCTGGGCATGGGCACCGGGGCTGAATGGGCGGCCGAGAAGCAAAAAGAGGATTCGGGCTTTGAGTTCGCGCCCCGAGAGCCCCATGCGCCACTTGCCGCTGGCCAGGTGCTGCACCATTGGAAATCGCTGGCTGCTGGCCGCCTGCCCTTCAAAATGATTCTTTTAGCCGACTAGTCCTCCCCTCCCTTTTTAACCCCAAAGACATTCGCCGCCGCCATGAGCTACGACATCGATTTAATTGACCCCGCCGACGACAGCAACCGCTACGAGGTCGGCAACTACACCAGCAATACAAGCCCGATGTGGCGCCACGCCTTCGCGCAATCTGGTGCGCCCAATACGGGGTTGGCCGACCTGAACGGGCTGCCAGCACAAGCCGCCGCCGACCTGCTGGCCCCGGCCATTGCCCACATGGCCACGCATCCCGAGCAATACGAAGCAATGGAGCCCAGCAACGGTTGGGGCGACTACGAAGGCGCGCTGGTTTTCATGGTGCGCTTTCTCCAGCAGTGCCGCTACCATCCTGGCTTTACGGTGTGGATGAGTTACTAGCCCGGCTCCCCTCCTATCTACCCAACGTGTACGCCGCGCCCGACAAAATCACTTTCAAGCCATGAAAAAGCCTCTCATTCGCCGCTTCATCTCCTACGGCAGTAACCCCTACAGCGCCAACATTTCGGTTGGTGACGAACAGCAGACTTGGTACGCCAACAAGGTAGACAAAGAATTTACCTGCCTGCTTACTGGCCTCACCTACTACGCGGGCCACCTGCACTGGACCAGGCCCGGCACCGAAGACATAATCAGTGGCGAAGGCATGATAAAGCTCAGCTACGGCCGCCTGCTTTAGCCGCCCTCTCCCTACTTCCCTACTAAGCCAACAGCCGCCGCCATGACCCAGACAATTGAAGAACTCCTAACCAAGCCCTACGGGGAAATCTGCACTGCCATTAATGACCTAGCTCCGAAGGTCGTAGATGCCCGCGCCCACTACCAAACCCTTCTTGCCCAGCAATCGGCACTAATAGCCGCCCGCGAATTGATATGCGCCGACCTGCGGGTTGGCGATAAGGTGCGGATTCAAGGCCGCCACGATGGCAAGGTCTGCCCGCAGGCGCAAGTCGTGGGGGCCGATGGCGGCGGGCCGCAATTCCAGCTGCTCGACAAGAAAGGGCAGCCCTACGGCGACAGGATTTCGGCTTTCATGCTCGATGGCTACGAGAAAATTGAGCCCGCCGCCTCTCTCCCTATAGGGAAGTAGCCGCCGCGAAAAGCGCGAAATACTTACACTTAATATTTTGTCATTCAAAGTTTTAATCGTATTTTTAAGCTATGGATACGTTGATTGAACTGCCTGAGAACGTGGTGCCCATGCCCGCCGACAAGCGGGCGCACGTCAAGCTTAGCGCCGATACTGCCTTGGCCAACATCGGTAACGAGGTAGTGTGGAGCCGGTACTTTCACGCCGTGCCTCCCGAGGTAGCCCTGACTACGCTAGTCTACGTGGAAGCCCTCGAAGCCCACACCCAGGCACAGGCCCGCCGCCTCTCTGAGCTAGAAAGCCAGCTGCAACAGGCCACCACAGTACTACACCCCGCCGGGCCGTGGACAGAAGGCTTGGAAGCCAACCGCCAGCAGCTACAGGCCGACTACTTCGCTATGAAGCAGCGCGCCGAAGCCGCCGAGGCCCGCGCTACTGGCTTACAGACCGAGCTGGCTGAGCAGGAGCGCGAGAAATTCCGGCTCATTTTGGCGCTCGAAGCCCGGCAAATTCCGCTACCCGCTGGCATTTCGCCCGCCGCCCCCACCCTAGTAGGAGACGAGACACCCGCGCCCCCAGTCAAGCAAGTTGGCAGCAAGTTTTTTCTCAATGGCGACCCCACTATTAATCCTTTCGGGCAATGATAACCGAAGTGTGCGGCATGATTCGCGCCCTGAAAGCGAACAATTTAGCGGGAGCCGAAAGCTATGCCCGCCTACTTGCTGAGAACTTGGATAAAGTAGGCCAGCACAAAGAATCAAGCCGAGTGCGCCGCGCATTAGGCGAACAAACCCTACAGGCTGCACAGGCCACTCTTGACAATGAAAGGTAAGTTGAAAGCCATTATTTGGGTGCTATTCACCCCGCTGGCCATGCTGCCGGGCGTACTCTTCGCCCTGGCTGAATACGATTGGGGGCTAAAACAATACCTCTACAATGCCCGTGTGTACTGGTATGGGGGTAGTTATCGGGACCATGAAGGGCGAGTATTTGATAAGAATGACAACCAACTTTACCCTGTTAGTCATGGCTAAGCAACGCACCACCCTTCGCGCCGAAGACTTGGTAAATGGCGCACTGGTTTATTCGCCCGCTACGGGTAAAACCTACCAGCTAGGCCCACCAGTCAAAAAGAACGTCAACCGCAACGTAGTCAACCATTGCCAGCTTCACTACCAGAACGGGAAGTTAGCAGGCCCTGGCAAATGGCTGAACCTATCCAATCTGCGAAAGCTTGGCTTTAAGTACGTTGGCACCCCTCAAAAGCCTGCGGCGGCCTCCCTAGTAGTAGAGAAAGGGCCGGCCGGGCCGGGGAAGGAGGTGGCAGGTGAGTAAGCTAACAATCGCTGGCATTGCAGAAGACCTTCGAGCGGCTGGCTACGATGTACATCAAAGCGAGATACGCCCGCTGCGCGCTGGCAACATGGCTCAAAGCAGAGGGGCCGCCCGCCTGCGCTGTATTGGCAACTCGCAAAAGGGCCGCCCGCCCATGCTTTGCTTCGAGACAGTAGCGGGCTTGCACAAGGCAAAGCAGGCGGGTGGGCAAATGACAGTCAGTAAAAGGCCGGGCGGGCACATTGAATTTTCATACCAATGACCGCCGCAATCCGTGCCCAACTACTAGCCGCAGGGGCCAAGCTCCCGCCAGAGGGCCAGAAACCAGCCGCCACGCCACGCAAAGCGCCAGCCCCTACACCTGTGCCACCCGCCCCGATTGAGGCCCGCACAAGCGAAATAAAGCCGAAGCCGGAAATCCCGGTCTCGGCCCCCGCCTTCCTCGACCCCGAAACCCACTTAATCGGCCCCTACGCCCTAAGCCGAGCAGCGGGCAAGCACTACCCCGGCCGCTCCCGTCATACCATCACCGGCCCCGACACTCCCGGCCTCACCGAAGCCCTCGCCGCCGCCCTTCACGCTTTTACCGCCAAGCCATGACAAAAGAATCTTTAGCCGCCCTGCTGACGGGCCGCGAATACCGCAAGTTTGACCTCACCAAAGAAGAGGCTGAACAAGCCAGCGCGGCCGGATTGGTTGCCGTGTTCGGCTACTCTGACGACAACCTGGAATTCCGGGGCGCTATCCGCGATGAGATAGGCGCTTACGAAGGCGTTACAGCCGTGCTCTACAAAAAGGGCAAAAACTGCTACGGCGTGGTGCCTGACGACCGCGAAACTATCCGCGAAATCGACCATGACCACGAGCTAGAGGCTGCGCTCGCCGCCCGCCGCACAGGGCAAACGGTGCGCGCAATTTGGGCTCCTAAAGTGCCGAATGCCACTTGGTTTATCACTACCCAATTGCCCTGCGCCGCCTTCGATATAATGGAAGATGGCGGCCTGTTCTGCCGCGGGCTGGTGCTCGACGTTGCCGACCTTAAATAAGCACAACGCTAGCCCCGCCCTCCACTCCTTTATAGCCAAGCCCCCGAGATATGAGCCCCGCTCCTGATGCCACCCCCGTTCACCCCGGCCCTGCCTTCGCGGCCAAGATTAAGGCGGCCGGATTCAAGCAGCTAAACATCGCCGCGCAGCTTGGCATCCTTCCCTCACAGTTCAGCGAAATACTGCACGGCAAGCGCCCTTTTCCTGCTGAGGCGTGCGCCAAAGCCCAACAGATTTTTGGCTATGGCCGCGAATTGTGGCAGCAACAAGCTGACTATGAATACGAGGTTGCGGCGGCTGCGCTAAAGACTAAGCCCCAATAAGTTGCCCTCCACCAGATAGATAAGCCCCGCCCCGCCATGATACCCGTTGTTGAAGAGCCCGCCAAGATTTTGAGGCCACCCGCGTGTACGAGCGTTGCTACTTCTGCAAGCAGCCGACCTCGACGTGGTACGAACGCATGAACCAGCCTGTTTGCCGCGCCTGCGCCAAAACCCACACGGTAGCCCAAGTGCCGCCTTGCGTGCCTGGCTACAAGCCCAAGAAAAAAGCAGCTTTCGTCTCTACAGGTGCTTGAAGCACTGCCCCCCGCCATGTCCTATATCCCGACGCCCCAAAAAATGGACTCGCTAGGCTTTGACAACAAGTTTCAGCTTGGCCCCCGCATCTTCTTGGCCTCCCTGAATGATGGCGGCTATGTCAAAGTAGTGCTGCCTTTGCCCAATTCTGAGCGGACAAGGCTTATCGTGGCCAATCAAGATGAGGAGATTACGCGCATGTCGTTTATGCTGCCTTCAGAACAATTCTTTGACCAGCTACTGGTTGCTGTCGATGCTAAAATTCGCCCAAAAGAGCCCAAGCCTGCTTCATCTACTTTTATCCAACTAATTAAGCCACAGCCATGAGCGCCGCCCTGCTCTCCCCTGAACGAGTAGCCGAGATAGCCGCCCGCGCCGATGCCGCCACCATGGGGCCGTGGCACCCTGGCCACCTCTGCAACGATGCGACGCCGTGTAACTGCCCCTACGTGTTATCGGACGTGTACTGCGGCAGCGTCTGCACCATCGACGTAAGCAACGGTATCGGTTCTATTGCGGATGGTGATAACGATAGCCCACCTTTGGAAGAAGCGAAGGCCAACCAACGCTTCATCGCCCACGCCCGCCAAGACATACCCGACCTGCTCGCCCACATCGCCGCCCTCACCCAAGAAATCGACGTGCGCAAACGCTACGGCCATTTCTGTTGCAGCGCCCACGCCGAAGCCGCCCTGGCTGAAAAGCGCGCCACCGGCACCGGCCCGTGGGAACGTATCGGCTTTGCCACGCTCACGCCTGACCTCTCTGCTAGTACTAGTAAGTAGCCCCGCCATGAGCCCCGAACAGCAAGCAATTCTCGCCATTATACAGCAGGTGGAAATGAAGCCCGCCCGTACCAGCCCGCCGAGCCTGGCTAGCGACAAGATTCGTTACGAAGCCGACAGCCGCCCCGGTATGGTCGTGTACTTCAGCGGGCACGACTTTGGCGACCCCCAAGTGCCGCCCTACGTGGCCATGACATACCCCGGCCGTAATTTCTGCGACCCGCCCCTACTTGTGCTACAGAATATTCTAGCCCAACTTTCTGCCACCCCATGACCCAGCCCACTCCTACTAGCTTCTTGAGCGCCCCTGGCTACGGGCTACAGGGCCGGCCCGCGCCTGCGCCCATCTTCGCGCAGCAAGCCGCCCCGCCGCTGACTGCTGCCCCCCGTCCCACCGGCACCCTCACCGTCCACGCCGATGGCACCATCTACATAGACGCCAAAAGCGCCCGCCTGCTTCCTGCTGGTGACAATACCATCGACCTGCGGCAGCCCGTGCGGGAAGGCCGCGGCGATAGCTGGCATCTGGATTGTCGTGTTGGTGGGCTATGCACCCGGCGGGCCAACGGCGCATCCGGGGGCATCCGCTTCCGGGCCCAAATTCGGGTGCAGGCGCTCATCGGCTGCCTGCCCGGCCCGGTGGCCTTTGAGTTTGAGCACGTCGGCAATGACCTGTTTCGGCTCTACCCGCTAGGCGGGGATAAGAGTTAGGCGAACTACTCGCTTTTAGGTTGCCGCTGGCCGGAATTTCGGGGGCATGACCGCCGTTTACCCCCAGCCCCCTGCCGCGAGCGGCATCCGCTCGCAGCCCGTCTTATCGGTGAGCATAGATAACAAGTTCACCCTAAGCAAGGCCTTGATTGAGCGATTGGGCCTCACCAGCGCCAGCCGATTCCGCCTGGTGCCGCCGTGGGAGCGCGGCAAGCCCTGGCACCTGGACCTATCGCCCCGCCCTGGGGAAGGTCAGACGCTCGCCAGCTGGGGGCGGGCTCAATTCCGATTGCCCCCCTTGGCTAAATGGCATTTCCAGCGGCCCGCCCCGGTGCTCTCAGGGGTTGGGCAGGGCTTCCGCCAGCTCGGCACGGTCAGCAACCAGAACCTGACCGTAGCGCTGCTGCGGTTTCAATTGGGCACGGAGGTAGAGCCAGGGTACTACCAGTTGGAGCGTATCTAATCGGGGCCCGCCTACCAGTTGGGGATAGTGGGGCTTTGGGCGGGCGCGGGCGCGGGTAGGTTTGGGTATTCCGCCGAAAAATACGGCGATTACGGCAGCATGGCAGGCGAAAACACGCGGTTCAAGTCGGGCAACCCTGGCAAGCCCAAAGGGGCTGTATCAAAGGTCACGTCCGACGTGCGTGAAACTATCAAAGCCGCTTTGGGTGGGGTTACTTCTGAGAAGCTAGGGCAAAAGCTCAATAGCCTAGATGGGAAAGACTACATCGACGCCGTGACCAAGCTGGCTGAGTACGTAGTCCCAAAGCTCGCCCGCACCCAACTGGCCGCCGACGATACCGAAACCGGCCGCGTGAGTGTCACCCTGAACCTGGGAGGCCCGCCCAAGGATGGCGACTAGCATCACGCATATTGACTATACCCGCCCGTGGGTTGCCGACTACCAGCGCAAGATGCTGGATTGTCCGGCTCGTTATACCGTTACGGAAGCCAGCACGAAGGCCGGCAAAACGGCCTCTCATATCATTTGGCTGTTCGAGCAGGCTATTCAGGGCAACGAAGGCGAGCAGTTCTGGTGGGTGGCCCCGGTGTACGGACAGGCCGAAATCGCCTTTTCGCGCATGAAGCGGCAGGTAACGGCTCCTGGCTTCTTTGTGGCCAACCAAAGCAAGCTGACGTTGACGCTGCCCAATGGGGCTATTATCGCGTTTAAGTCGGCTGACAAGCCCGATAACCTCTATGGCGATGACGTGTACGCCGCCGTGTTTGATGAGTTTACTCGGGCCAAAGAGCAGGCATGGACTGCCCTGCGCTCAACGCTGACCGCAACAAAAGGCAAGTGTAAGTTTATCGGCAACGTGAAGGGCAAGAAAAATTGGGGCTACAAGCTTGCCCAGCGCGCCAAGGCCGCTAGCGCGGCAGAAGGTGGCAGTACCTACGCCTACTTCAAGATTACGGCCTATGATGCGGCGGCGGCGGGCATCCTGGAATATGACGAAATCGAGCAAGCCAAAGAGGATTTGCCGGATGCGGTCTTTCGGGAATTGTACTTAGCCGAGCCGAGCGACGATGGCAGTAACCCGTTTGGGCAAAGTTATATTCGCAAGTGCCTCATTAGCCAAGGCGGGCAATTGGCCCCCGGCCCGGCCGTAGCCTATGGTATCGACTTGGCGAAGTCGCACGACTGGACAGTGGTAGCAGGACTGAACGCACAGGGCTTTGTCTGCCACCTTGAACGCTGGCAAGGGCCGTGGGGCAATACCAAAAAGCGCATCCTGCTGCTGCCCGACGTGCCAACGCTCATTGACAGCACAGGCGTAGGCGACCCCATCGTGGAAGAACTGATGGAGACCCGCACCCGCACGGAAGGCTACAAGTTTACCAGTCAATCCAAACAGCAGCTGATGGAAGGGCTGGCGCTGGCGTTTCAGCAAGAAGCCATTGGCATCCCGGTTGGCTGGCTGCAAGACGAGTGTGAGGCTTTTGAATTTGTCCACACCCGCACCGGCACCAAGTACGAAGCCCCCGAAGGCCAGCACGATGACGGGGTATGCGCGCTAGCATTGGCCCGCCGCTGCTTTGTATCCCCACCCAAAAACGAGACTTATACCCCCTGGTCCTCATGAACAACGCGCTCGAAATCGTAAAGCAGGCCGTGGGCTTGGCTCCCATCCGCCCGACTACGCTTGATTTGAAGCTACTCACCGATGGGCTAGGGCGCACCTTGCCCATGAGCGGCGGGGGTGCGCAGATGGTTGGGGCTTCTCCAGCCACCTGGCTAGGCTTCGGTAACGATGACGTGGTGGCCAGTGGCTATACTAACCACGGCACCGCCTACAGCATCATCAACTACATTCTAAGTACCGCCGCTCCTTTGCCGTGGGCGGCGTACAAGATTGACAAGAAAGACAACCGCGCCGCCGTAGTGCCTGCTGGCCCCCTGGCTGACTTGGTGTACCGGCCCAACCCCCGCCAGTCGTGGGCAGAGTTTAAAACGCAATGCCAGGGTGGGTATCAGGTGAAAGGCGAGTGCTTCATTCGCCGCGTGGTTCCGCAAGCGGGCAGCAGGCGCGGTAAGACCGCCGAGCTGTGGTGCTTGGTGGGCCGCGTGGAGCTGCTGCCGCTCATTGGGCTAGGCGAGTTCGACGCCCCCACTGGCTACCGGCATTACGACGCACTGACCAACCGCTACACCGACTACCCAGCCGAGGAAATCCTGCACCTCAAAACGTGGAACCCCGCCAACCCGCAGCGGGGACTTTCTCCTATTCAGGCGGGTATCGATGCAATTACCGCGGCTAAGAGTGGCTTAGAAAGCCGAGTAAAGCAGTACCAGAATCAGGGGCCACCTGTCTTTATCTTCGACAAAAAGGCAAACCAGCCGTGGACAAAAGAACAAAGCGGGCAGGTCCGCAATTGGCTGGCTAGCTTCTTTGGTAATGGCCGGCGTGCGGGCGAAATTCCAATTACGGGGGGCGACTTGGGTTCTATCAGCCTGGGGCTCTCCGTGAAGGATATGGAGAACCTGGACGCCATTCCCTACGATAAAGACGCCGTGGCCGACCTATTCCGGTTCCCCGGTCAGCTGCTCAACGGCAGCAAGGGCACCACGTTCAGCAACATGGCCGAGGCAGGCGCAGCGCTCTACAGCCGCTGCGTGCTGCCCCTGGAAACGGTGCTGCGCGATGGGCTCAATCGCTGGATAGGGCCGGAATACGACGATGGGCAATATCTGGACTTCGACATTAGCCACATTCCTGAGCTGCAACCCAGCAAAGAGAAGATGGCCACTTGGCTGGCTACGGCGTGGTGGGTATCGGTGAAAGACAAGCAAAAGATGATGGGGCTAGAGGTGAAATGGAACGGCCCCGAGTACCTCATCCCCTCTACCCTCATGGGTTCCGACGAGCTAACGGCCGGGGTGCCGGATGATGCGGCGGCGGCTGGGGAGGCGAGTTAAATATTTGGCTGTTTGCATTTTGAGGCGTATATTGCAGTATGAACAGGCGCAAACAAAAGCAGTGGTGGAACGCATGGAGCAGGGCGCCCGAAACGGAAGTGGCGTCGCCAGAAGAAACCATTTTGATGCGTTACTTCCCGCCGGAGTGCCACTCATTCCGGCCTGTTCGTAAAGCACTGAATGCCCTTCGCAAAACCCCACCCGCGCCAGCGGCACTGGTGACCGTGTAGCTATGATACTCCCCGTAAAGCGTTGCGCCCGTTGTGGTGGTGACCACTCTGGCGTTATGTTCACCAAGCTAGGCGGCCAACCGTTGGCAGGCGTGACGCATTGGGGCATGTGCCCAGTATTGATGCAGCCCATTTTGATGGAGGTGAAGCAGGCTTCTTCTGCCCCGGCAGTACCGGAGGGTGCATAGGGTATGACTGATAACGAGGCTGTTCTTCTGGCTGTAATTCTTGGGCTAGTGTTAGGCTGGCTTATTGCGGCGGCTTTAGGGGGCTCATTTGGCAAAAGCTACCCTGCTGACTTTGTGCCTGGCTCGCGATTCCGCGCCGGGCTAAGCAAAGACCCCGAAGAATGAATGCCATCGACGCCTACCACGCCGCCCGCGCCCGCCAAGAAGCCCTGGTGCCCAAATACGCCAAGAAGCTACGCCGTGCTCTCCAATTATCCGTCGAGCCCGCTATTGCCCTGCACGAAGCTGGTGCCTCGCCCGAGCTAGCTGCCGCTGGGGTAACGAGCAAAGAGGTAATTGCCGTACTAGCGGCCCTGTACGTGGACTGTGGCCTAGCAGAGGCGCGTATCACCTACGACAGCCTAACGCCCGCTGTGAAGGCGTTGGCCCCGGTAGCGCTTGTCAGCCAGTGGGGCCAGCGCCTCAAGAACTTCATCACAGGCGAAGGCGCTGAATCCGTGCGCCGCATCACAGAGACTACCCGCAAGAAAGTAAGGCAGGTGCTACAACACGCCGCCGCAGCCGGCGACGGGGTAGCTGTAGCGGCCAAGAAGCTACGGGATGAGGTAGCGGCGTTTTCGGTGGCGCGGAGTAAGCGGATTGTGCGGACTGAGCTAGTGAGTGCGTCGAACTACGGCAGTACCCTGGGGGCTGAAGCGACGGGGCTGCGGTTGGAGAAGTTTTGGCTGGCGACCCCTGGGCCTCGCACCAGGGAAACTCATCAGGCTGCCAACGGGCAAGGCGCTGCATTGCAAGGCGGCATGTTCACCGTGGGCGGGTATCCGTGCCGGTATCCTGGTGACCCCATATTACCGGCTGGTGAACGTGTAAATTGCCGCTGCTCAATTGGTTACCGCAGGATAACGTAGGATATGCGGCGGGTGTGCCGTATATTAGGGGCATGGAAAGCAACCAAGTACAGCAAGCTGCTGCGGGCTTATCAGCAGCCTTAAAGGACGCAATGCCAAGGTTTGATGAGGCAACCCGCCGAGTTGTTCGCGCCTTTGCTGCTGCCCGCCCTGAGATTGATGAGTATATGGCGGCTGTAAGGAGAGCACAAGATGCTATAAGCCAAAATACCCCACCAGCCGCTTAGGTGGCGTATCTTCACGTAGTATGACTATCACCCACGGCGCCTTAACTATTTCAGTATTTGAGCTGGAGAATACTGACGCTATACCTTCGCCCGCCCCGCGCAGCATTGTCGGCGTTGAGGTGAAAGGCCGCCGCCTGCGCGATGGGCAGATGGACAAGGTGCGCTTCCGCGTTAGCCGCCAAATGGTCGAATTGGATAACGGCACCGCCTTGAAAGATTATGCGCAGGTTGTTGCAAAAAGCACGCTGATTATTTAGTCTGTCGCCCCGATGCCTAGCCGCCCCGCCGCCCACACTTGGCCCGTCCACATCTGGTTTATGGCCTACGGCAAGAAGCCCCGTAAATGCGACCTGCCCGGCCTGCAAATCGGCGCGGCCGGCCGGTACCCGAGTGGCGTGCGGGTGTGGCGCTGCTACTTTGAGGGACTGTTGAGTAATTGAGTATATTTGAACTAGCTTTTTCACCTTGTCGCCTGTTGCCAGCTCTGGCAGGCTGGCCAACCCAAGAAAAGCCCCGCCTACTTGGTGGGGCTTTTTTATGCCCATTCGGGGCCCGCCTACCAGTAGGCTGCGGAAGGTGTCGGGAGCGGCTTGGGGGCGCGGAATCTTTGGGCCATGGTAATGCAAGGCTTCTCCTACGCTTACGCTGGCCCGGTCCTGCTGAAGGATATAGACGGGCGCAAGGGCATTGTGCAGTTCTATGGCGGCGCGTTTAACAACGTCGATAGCGATGGCGATGTAACAGTGCCGGGGGCGTTTACTAAAACGTTCAAGGAGAACGGCCCCACCGGCGCTAACCGAATCAAGCATCTACGCCAGCACGAGCGCCGCACCATGATTGGGCGAGTTGATGAACTAGCACAAGATAGCATAGGCGCGTTGGTCACTTCTCAGCTGGCAATAGAAAACACCGATGGGAAAGACGCGCTGGCTCTCTATGAGTTAGACCTATTTGAGCACTCATTTGGCTATCAAATCATCAAAAGCCACAAAGACCAAGACGGTATTCAATACCTAACTGAGTTGGCTGTGAGTGAGTTTTCGGCAGTCACATGGGGCGCAAATCCCAATACGCCGCTTATCGGCATGAAATGCGATAGCGCGAAAGGCATAGAGCTATCACTTTCGCGCATTGCGGAGCGCGAGCAAAAGCTGACCAAAGCGCTACGCCACGGCAACATTTCGGATACCCTGGGGCACCAACTCGCTGACGAGTTGGACGCCCTGCAAAGCGCCTACAAAGGACTGATTTCACTCAGCGGAGAACTACTGAAGCCGGCCCCGGCCACTTCAGCAGCTGCGGAGCCGAGCGGCGAGAAGGCACTAAGTCAATTTCTCAAACTCGTAACCTCTTAATCTCATGTTGGAGGAAGTAAAGACCATTGAGCAGGCCGCCGCGCAGCTCAAAAATGACATCAAGGGCGTAGCTGAAGAGGCCGCCAAAACTGCTGTAAAGGAAGTAGCTGGCACCGTGGCCGACGTAAAGTCGCAAGTGGAAGGCTTCGCCCCGAAGCTCAAGCAGATTCAGGACGACTTCGACAAGTTCGCACTAGAAGTAGCTCGCAATGGCGGGAGCCAGGGTAAGGCCGGCGAGCCGAACGGCGACGAGTTCCTGAAAGAATACACCGCCAACCTCGACAAGGTAAAGAGCCGCGAACGTGGCCAGGCAGTGGAGTTCAACCTCTCGCAAAAGGCGGCTGTGGTTATGTTGACGGGCGCAACGCTGCCCGGCCGCATCATCCCTTCGCAGACCGGCCCGCTGGTTGGCCGCGAAAACGTGTTTCAGCACGTTCGTGACCTGATTGCCCCCGGGACCATTACCGGCCCTACGCTGACCTACCCCCGCGCTATCGGCATTGAGGGCGGCCCGGCTACCACCGGCGAAGGCCAGAAGAAGCCGCAAATGTCGTTCACCTTCGAGGAGGTGATTGGCACCGTGAAGAAGATTCCGGTGTACTTCAAAATCTCGACGGAGCTGGCTGCCGACGCCCCCGCTTTCGTGTCCTACATGCAGGCGCAAGCTGCCGAGGCTATCAAGGACGTGGAAGACCAGCAGCTGCTCTACGGCGACAACACCGGCACCAACCTGCAAGGCATCATGCCACTGGCAACTCCTTTCAGCGGTACGGGCGTTGCCAAGGTGCCCAATGCGCAGAAAATTGACGTGCTGCGCCTGGCAATTGCCCAAGTGCGCCGCGCCAAGTTCCGGGCCACGGCTATCATGCTGAACCCCGACGACTGCGCCGACCTCGAACTGCAAAAGGATGCCGAGGGCCGCTACCTGCTGCCCACCATCCTGACCGGCCTGATGCCGCAGATTGGGCGTGTGCAAATCATCGAAGTGGACGCCATCCTGCCCGGCGAGTTCCTAGTAGGTGCGTTCGACCGGGGCGCGCAAGTATTCGAGCGCGAAGGCTTGACCATCCGCATATTCGACCAAAATGAAGATGACGCTATCAAAAACCTGCTTACGGTAGTGCTGGAAGAGCGCCTGATGCAAGCAGTGTACCGCCCGAACTCCTTCGTGAAAGGCAACTTCGACACGGCTATCGCAGCCATCAACAAGCCTGCTTAACATGGTAAACGTAACCGCCGCCACGTCCTTTTTCGGCACGAGTGTCGAGGGGATGTGGCCGGCCGGTGACACGAAGCGTGTCTCGGCCCACCGCGCTAATGAGCTTATCGAGGCAGGCCTGGCTATCGAAGCCCGTGACCAAGGCGAAGAGGCTGTAACCGCACCGGCTACTGCTGCTTCTACTGGCTTTGCTGTCCCTGTCACACTAGAAAGCATGAAAGAGGAGAAGCCCAAAGGCAAAACCAAGGAAGAAAAGGCGAAGCCCGAAACTAAAGACGAGAAGTAGCCGTGCCCACCACCCGTGTCATAACACCCCCATCCGCAGCTGACGAGCCCGTTAAATTGGGCCTGCTGGTAGCGCATGTGCGGGCCGATATTGACGCGGCGCTAGTAACGGCACACGTAGCGAATCCGAACACAATGCCCAGCGGCACCGACCCGGCGCTGTGGGCCGAACTAGACCTACTGCAACTGTACCTAAGTGGCGCTCGGGAAAAGGTGGAAGCCTATACCGGGCGCTACTACGGGGCGCAGCAATTGGCCCTTACCTACGAGCTAGGCGAAGGCTACGTGCTGCCTTCCGGGGCCACGGCGGTAAGTGTGAGCGGGTTCTTCACGACGCTGGCCGCGTTGCAGGCGTTCGATTTCGAGGAATACCGCAAGGGTATCAGCATCAACCGGCAGTTGCCTTGGGGGGTGGCTATGCAGCAGACGTTCACGGTGGTAGTAGATACCACAGGGGATACGCAGTACGCCAATATGGTTAAACGGGCCATTTTGGAGATTGCAGGCGAGTGGTATCGCAACCGCGAAACGACGGTATCCGGCGTAGCGGTCATTAGTGAGCTGCCGGTGAGCTGGCGCGTCACCTTAGCGGAAGCGCGGGTAACCGTACTGGGGGAATAATGGGGCGGCTTAATTCCGGCGACCTCGACCAGCGGATAACGCTGCTCACGCCCGGCAAAGCCGTTTCGGACGGGCGCGGGGGCCAAAAGCCCGGCCCGCAACCGGACACCGAAACCAAGCTGTGGGCGAAAGTCCGTCCGCTATCAGGTCGGGAGCTATTGGAGCTAGGCCAGACTACCAACCCCGCGGCCTACGAAATCACGATTCGCCACCATCCGGTAGCAGTCGGCCAAAAGGTGCGCTGGCAGTCCGACACGTTCAACATCCAGCGCGTGGTAAGCGACACAGGCAACGAGTTTCACAAGCTAACCTGCTTCAGTAGTGGCAAATAGTGTCAGTATTCAGCTAAAGGGCGTGGAGGGCTTGCTAAATCGGGCCAAGCTGCTGGTGCCCCGCATCAAGGCCGGGGTGCAACAGACGGTAGCCGAAACGGCGCTACTGATTGAGACGGACGCCAAGCTGTTTGCGCCGGTTGATACCGGCCGGCTCCGGGCTTCGATACACGCGGAGATAGCGCCTAACGGGCTCTCGGCCACGGTAGAAGCGGGCGTGGATTACGCCGTGTTTTTGGAGTTCGGCACCCGCCGCCAACGGGCACAGCCCTTTCTATTCCCGGCCTACGAAAAGAACCGGCTGGCCTTCGTGGCAGCCTTGAAACGCAATCTAAAGCTGTTTTAGCTATGTATTCAGCCCTCTCGCTCTACTTGCATTGCTTACTTACCGCCGTAGCTGTGGCTTTATGCTTTGCGGTGCCGCTTTTGCTTAAAAGTGAGCAAATCTGGCACCTCCGCGAGATGATTCGGCTTGGCATGACCCACGGCGGACAGGTGCAAGTTACCGAAGAGGAAGCCGCCGAAGTCATCAAGCATGTGCACCCTGCCGACTTCGCCACCTACCTGGCGGCCCGAAAGCCGATGGGCTGCGCAAAACCTTGCCACGCAGTTTCCCGCGACTTACAAGGCTTGAATGCTGTGCTGCGCGCTAACGACTACCGCACTACCCGCGCCTCCTAAATGAACCCGCTCAAGTACCTCTCCCCTGCGCTCTACACCCGCCTGGCCAGCCCCGCGCTGACCGTGGCCGGCGTGAACGTGCCGGTATTTGAGCATCTGTCTGGCCCCGAAGCCGGCCACTACGTGCTGTTGCAGCAGCCCACCCATAGCAAGCTGCCCGGCGCGGCCGGCTGCAAAGGCTGGAGCTGCACGGCGCTCATCGACATCATTACGCAGTTCCAACCGGGCTACGTCAGCAGCGAGCCCGGCGACGAACTGCTCGACCAGATTACCGACCGCCTGGAAGACCAGCGGCTCGTGATTCCCGGCTTCGACTGCGGCCCGGCCACCTTCGAGCCCAGCCTGCAAACGCTCGATGAAACCGATGGCGAGCTGGCGGCCGTGCGGCGGCTGATTCGCTTCCGGTGGGACGTGTACTATCACGGCGGGCCTGTTGGAGGCACGGCGCTGCGGGCGGTAGCCGGGCAACGGCTGCGGGCTATTCATACTTAACTAACTCAACCTCTTACGCCAATGACTTCCATTGTAAACGCGAAGGACGTAATTTTTGCCTTCAACGGCATTGTGATTGGCTGCGCCCAAGCCACCACCCTGACCGTAACCCAAGCTATCGACGCTGCAACCTGCACCGCCTCGGGGGCTTGGTCGCAGGGCTCGCCTGGCGTCAAAAGCTGGACGGCCAGCGTGAACGCTATCTATCGCCAGTTCGACAGCACCAGCGCCCCGCTCAACGTGAGTGGCGATGACGTATTCGACGCTATCGATTCGGGCGCTGAAATCGACATCGAGTACGGCCTCAACACCACGGGCAGCGTCCGCTATCGCGGCAAGGCGTTCGTGAGCAACTGGACGCTCAGCAAGCCCGAAACCGGCAACGTTACCTGGTCGGCCGACCTGACCGGCAACGGCCCGCTGGAGAAATACACCCTGCAAGCGGCCGACGTGCTGCCCATCCCGGCCTAGGCATGAGCAACACCATCACAGGCGAGCAAACCATGCAGATTGGAGGGGCCGAACGGCCCTTCCATATCGGCACCCTGCAAACGGCTATCTTTTGCGAGTTGGCCCCTGCTGGCTTTGACTTGCAGGACTACCACCAGCTGTTTACGCAGATTGGGGTAAACCAATTCTATGCGCAGCAGGCCCGCGAAAAAGGCGAGCCCTTCACGCCCACCGGCCGCAAGGCGTTGACGCCTACCGAAAACGCCCACTTCTTGTACTCTGCCCTGGCTGCTGGCTTGCGCCGCGAGAAGCAGCCCGTATCGTTTTCGGTAGATGACGTGATGGGCTGGATTGATGATATAGAGAACAGCGAAGACGAGGCCGCGCTGCAAGAAGCCGCAAAACCGTTCGCAGTTCACTACGCGCTGCTGACCCAAAAGCTTGACCGGCAAGCGAAGCGGGCGGGAAACGCCCTAGCCCCGACAGCGACGGTGATGAGCGCGAGCCGGGGCGAGATTCCTACGGTATAAGCTGGACAGCTACGATGCACGAGGCCGTAGCCGTGCTGGGCCTGCTGCCGGATGAGTTCTGGCGACTGGCCTGGCCCGACTACGACGATTTGCTTTACCACCACCGCTACCAAGAGCAGCAAGCGCTAGCCGGGCACCGGATGGTAGCCACGCAGGTGTACAACGCCATGCAGGGCTTTGCGACTACCCCAAAAGGTAAAACAGAAGCCGAGTACCGCAGCCTGCCTTTGATTGACCCGGCACCCCCGCCCCCGCCCCCCGTCAGCTTCTGGGAGCGGATTAAACACCACGCCGCCCGCGCAGGCTTGCGCTGGGCTGCCCCCACTGATTAGCTGCTATGGCTACGCTTGCCGACCTGAACGTTGTAATTGGCGCTGAAATCGATGGATTTGAGGCTGCCATGAACCGTGTGCAGCAGGGTATCGGGCGGGTTGGTGACTACGCCAAGCAAGCTGGGCAAACGCTCAGCACTTACGTAACGCTGCCGCTAGCTGCCCTAGCTGCCGGGGCCATAACGGCAGCCGCGAAAGTCGATAGCCTGACCCGCGGCCTGCAAGCCGTAACCCAGCAGCAGCTAGGCGAGCAGGGCGTAACCGGGCTGCAAGGCATTGCTCAGGCTGCTACCGACACGCAGCAGCGCCTAAAAGAACTGCGCGAAGTCGCCAAACTGCCCGGCCTGGGGTTCACGGAAGCCATTCAGGGCGATATTCGGCTGCGCGCCGTGGGCCTGAGTGCTGACCTCTCCAAAAAGGCGCTGCTGGCGTTCGGCAACGCCATTGCTACGACAGGCGGGGGTAAGTCCGAGTTAGACCGCGTAACGGTGCAGCTGGGTCAGCTATCTGCGAAAGGCAAGGTGTTGGCGCAGGACTTGCGTCCTATTATTGAGGCCGCACCCGCCGTAGCCACAGCGCTGCGCAAGCTCTACAACACGGTAGATAGCGAGACCATTAGCAAGTCGCTGGAGGCGCAGGGCAAAAGCAGCACCGACTTTATCGCTACGCTTACCGACGAACTAGCCAAGTTGCCGAAAGTAACCGGCGGGCTGGCTATCGCGGGCGAAAACATCAGCGATAGCCTGACGCTGGCCGGCTCCAAAGTGGGGTTGATAGCCGATAAACTATTCGACCTCTCAGGGGTAGCCAACCGAGCAGGTGAGTTTCTGGAAGGGTTGGCCGATAAGTTCGCGGTGCTCGACCCTGGTACGCAAAAGCTCATCTTTGGGCTGGGGGCTGCCGCCGCCGCGGCCGGCCCTATCGTCTTCGGGCTGGGCGCTATCGCGGCGGCTATTCCGTCCGTCGTAGCCGGGTTTGAGGTGCTGGGCCTGGCGAGCACAGCCGCCCTGGGGCCGATTGGTATCGGCGTGGCGGCGATAGCAGCCGGGGCAGTGCTCATTATAGAGAATTGGGGCGACCTGGTGACCTACTTTAGCTCGTCCGGTGAAGGTGGGCGAGTGTTTACTGACCTAGTCGATAGCATCGAAAACTCTATCGCGCAGATTTCAGCCGCCTTTAGCTCGCTGAATGGCGGCGGAGACTTTGCGGGGTTAGTGAGTGCTTCGGGCATCCTAAAGGCCGCCTTCCGCGATGTAGCCGTGGGCATTACGGCCGTTTCCAATGTGATAGGCGGCACAGTGGGCGCAATTGTGAAGTTGCTCAGTGGCGACCTGCCGGGCGCTGCCGACGAAGCGACGCGGGCGCTGGTTGGTTTAGCGCAGCCGCTAGCCAACGTGCTGGGCTTCCAATTGCGGCTCAGCGAAACCTCTGACGGGGTTCGCAAAGGCTTTGAGGGCGCGGCGTTTGGCGGCGGCGTGTTTGGCGATAGCTTGTTGCAAGTGAGTGGCATCTTAACCGGCTTCAACACGCAGCTGCAAGGCTTTGCGGGCGGGCTGCCGCAGTACGGCGCTAGCTTGGCGGCACAGTCGGGCCTGCTCGAAACGCTGCGTAAGCGATTGGAAGAAGTTAAGGATGCCCGCGAAAAGGAGGCCACGGCTGCCGCGATTGCAGTTGACAATAAGTTGATTGATGGCATCCAAAAGCAGATTGATGCGCTGCTGGGGGTAGATAAAGGCGCAAAAGCGGCTACAGATGCTCTCACCAAGCTACGCGAGAATCTACGCGATAACGGCAACGCTAGCAGGGCCCTGGGGGCGGATTACGACTATAACGGCAACCGGGCTAAGATTCTGGAAGCCGGCGTCAAATCGCTTACCGACGCCGGATTTGCACCCGGCGGTAAGGTGGTGCAGGACTACGTGCGCCAGCTGCGCGCCGTGCCTGAAGCCCTCGACCAAATCGCTATCCGCACCGCAAAGGGCACGGAAGAGGTATTCGCTACGCCCGATTTCGTAGTACCACAGGCGGACTTTGGAGAATTGCCTGAGCTGAATCTGAATTACGAAAGCATGTTCTCTGCCGCCGCGGCGTCAGTCGTGAAAGGCGGCGGACAGGTGACGGATGCCTTCGATAAGTTCGGGCAAAAGTTAACAGAAAGCCAATTGGCTGCTCTTGACGGACAGCGAGATTTTAACACTGGCTTTGGCCAGCTTGTTGAAAATCTTAACGAAAGCATAGGCCCGCTGATTGCCAGCTTCGCTGTTCAATTTGGGGATGCCCTAGGCGCTGTCGTTACCGGCTCGGCTAGCGTAGGCGATGCTATTGCAGGCCTGCTAGGTGGTATTCTCGAATCAATCGGCGGATTCATGTCACAGTTCGGGGCTCAATTGATTGCATTAGGTATTGGCAAGCAGGCTTTTGATACTTTATTTGAAGCCCCAGGCACGGGCCCGCTGGCAATAGCGGCTGGCATAGGCCTCGTGGCATTAGGCGGTATCGTTTCTGCTGTTGGTAAAAGCGCGGCAGCTAGTGCCAGAAGCGTTAGCAGCGGGGGAAGTGCCCTATCTAGCCAACCAAGCACGAACTATAACGCTGGCGGCAGTAACGGAACGCAAAAGCTCGTCATTGAGGCCGTATTCACCCTTCGCGGCAAGGATTTGGTGGCCGTTGGCCGGGTAGCTGATTACCGCAGCCTGCGCACTAACTAAAGGTCGCCGCCGGCCTTCTTGGCGGCGGCATCTTTTGCTGCTTTATCTGCATTCAGCGCCTCATTACTCATAATAGACACTGTACAACTATTAGAGGGCTTGATACTGCTATACACCCCTGCGTAAGCTGAGTAGGTTTGCTTCGCCTCGAAGGTCATCGTAACCAACTGTCCCTGCCAAACAATGCGAGTGCTTGAGACTTGCTCGCCCGGCCCATACTGAGCCCGCAAGGCAGCCAGCAGTTTTTGGCAATTGTCGTCGCCAAAAGCGCCCATCACAACGCTGGCTAGTTTGTCATCATAGAGGCCGAAATACAGCCCCATTAATTTGGCCTCGCCAACTTTAAGCGGCTCTCCTGGGGCAACGTACACGCCTTTGCCGCGCTCCTTTAGCCCCTGAAGGCTGGCCTTTGGGGTGCCGAACTTATAAGCCCTGAAGCCATTTTTGGCGTCCAGCGCCTCAATAGTGCCGGCTTCTTGTTCAGTAGCAGCAGCGGCCTGCCCAAATGCGGGAGCAGTGCCAAGTAGCAGTGCGGCAATCAGTATCGTTTTCATGCCCGCCAATATAGCACGTCCGCTACTTTAAATCGGGGCCCGCCTACCAGTAGCCAGCCCCGCGCCCATGCCCGCCCGCGCTACGGCGGAATTTTGGGCATGTCTTTTATCCGCCTGCGCCGCCAACTCATCGCCAACGTCACGGGGCAAGGTGCGCCATTCGTGGCCATAGAAGACTACTACGACACCGTAAAGCGCACCACCTACTCCCAGCAGCAGGACAGCCAAGTAAATAATCCATCCGAACTGCCGCTCGATACGCCCATCGACTCCTACCAGTACCGGCCGGGCAAGTCGATGAACGTGCTGTATGCGGGGGAGGGCAAGGTGAAAACCCAGCGCGGAGCCACCACCAGCCTCAACAATGTAGCGGCCGTGCTCGGCTTGCTGCCGGCCTACACCTCCAATCCTGGCAGGGCCGACGCCTGCGTGGACGTAACCGGCAGCCTGGGCCAGCCACCCTACCGCGTCACCGTGACCGGCGCGAGCGGGCCTGCCCTGGGCTACAGTAGGCAGCAGACCTCGCCCGACGAACTTCACCCGGTACGGTTCGATAACTTAGCCGAGGGCACGTATAGCGTGGCCGTGGTCGATGCGCTCGGGCACCCCGACGTGGCGATGCTTACCGTCACAGCGGGCATTGGCTACGGGCGGGCAAAGCTGATTTACGAACGAGCGGCCCCGACCATTCGCACGCTTACGTATCAGTGGCGCTACAACGAGCGGGATGTCTACCGCTACGAGTACGACCCCAAAGGCTCGCTGAGTACCTATGTAGCCCCATACGGCACCCTGCTCGATGGCTATTTGCTGAACGCCACCACCTGGCGGCGGGTGTACAGCCGCGGACAGGCTCCGGTGAACGGCGCGCCGTTGTCGGACTTGGTGTATTTTGAGGACACGGCCGTTGGGGTAATCAGCGAGTTAACGCTAGACAACCTCATCGTCTTCGACCCCGACACGATTGCCGAGCAAAACGGCGGGGCCCTGTTGGAAATGCGGGGTGGAGTTGGTGCGCTTTCCTTTTCGCTCGCCGGCACCTCGTTCGACGGGTTACCCGTGCAGCAGGGCCCGAACAGCACGGGCTCGTTCGACGGGCTAGCCGCGGGTTCCTACACGGTGACCGTGACGGATGCCGCGAACGGTAGCGTCACCGTACCGCTGGAGCTAAAGAACCGCTACGGGCTGCGCTACGAATTGGTACACGACGACCTCGACAGCGTACCGCTGCGATTAGAGTTGTGGCGCAGAGGCTACACCGGCACCGTAGATGAGATATGCGGGCAAGATACCCCCGTGGTATTGGTATCCGATGGGCTCAACAGTAGCATTGGCGGGTACGGCGACGTGCCCCCGGCTGTCGGAACGTCGGCTGAATTAAGCCTGCTGGTGCCGAGCGATTTATTCGAGGATTTGGCCCGCGCCAACGAGCCCGACCGGCTCTACCGCTGCGACGTGTATCGCAACGGCCAACTGGAGTTCCGCGGCTACGTGCAGCCCGACGTGTTCGAGGTGCCGCTGCTGAGTGGCTTACAACCCCTAAGCCTGACCGCTACGGATGGCCTAGCCGCCCTGAAAGATACCTACATGACCGGCCACCTGGGGCAGCGGCTGGTAGGGCATCGGCCGTGGCTCAATACGCTTGTTCACTGCCTGTCTCGTTGTGAAATAGCGTTGCCAGTCCGCTTGTTCACCAACCGCCGCGATTCCACGATGGCCACAGTGGACGCGCCGGAAGCGTTCGCCACCACCAACCGCACCGGGTATTGGGAGGAAGATAAAAACGAGCCCGAGCTTCAGCGCACGGTCCTCGAAGCCATTTCCCAGGCACTGGGTGGTACATTGGTGCAGCGCCAAGGGGCTTGGGAAGTGCGCAGCGCGCTCGAAGCCGCGCTACCCGCTACCGGGCGGGCGTACCTGCCGGCCGGCACGGCAGCGGGCGCGCTTACGGTAGCTGCGCCCACCTTCACGGTGCGCCCCCCGGCCCGTGGGCAGCGGCACTGGCTGGAAGCCAACCAAAACCAGCAGCAGCGGCCAGGGTGGAAATCCTTAGTCGGTACTACTGACTTAGGTTGGCTGAAAAACGCCTACGTGCCGGGCAAGGTGTTTTCAGATAAATATTCCTGGCTCGACAACGCCCAGCAGTTGCGGGCCGTGAATGGCTGGCAGCCCGCACCGGGGCAGTCCTTCCCGATAGTCCTCTCGCGGGTAGGTGCCAAAGGCAGCGATTATACGACCAAATGGCCCCGCAGCCGCGCCTACTCTGTCCGGCAAGCTGGCGAGTACCTGCTCGGGCCCGCGCTACCGCTGGCTCCTGGCACCGAAGCCGTACCAGCCACACTGCAATTCACGGCGCGCTTTGCGCCGGCTGAATACTTTACCGATTCCAGCGGCAACCAAGTAGCCGCCCCGACCAACGCCAGCAAAGGCGTGCTGCCGTATGAAATCCTGGTTGACGGGCAGTCGGCCGGGGTGCAGCTAGCGGAGTTCGACCTGGCAACGAGCGCCACGGCTAAAACGCAGGTGGTGAGCGCGGACTTGCTGGTACTGCCCAGCGGTTCAGAGCGGGCGCAAATCCGGCTTTATAGCTGGTATGCGGCTAATCAAAACGCCTACGATAATGCCACGCGTGTCCCACTGCCCGGTTCGGCCGGGCCCGCGCCTTCTTACACGAAGGGCGAAGCGGTACGCTATGACAGGGGGAGCTATAACGGCCGCCTGTTTGTGGCGCGCAACGACACCGGGGCTATTGCGGCCAGCGCCTTCTTCGATACCGGCACCTGGCAAACGTATTTCGCGGAAATCACGGCTACTAACAACGGATTAGGCGAGTTTTACCTGAGCGAAGTGGGCGTGCAGCTCACGCCGCAAAATGCTACCTGGGAAGGGGAAGATAATTTCCGCGCTGATGGGCCCGCTGGCAACGTGCGGCCTACGGAAGCGCTGGAGGTGTACCACGCCGACGTGCCGTTGGCAGCTGGATTATTCGGGGGTAACCTCTACGCCTTCGGTAAAGCAGTAGGCATGATTGATGGCACCATGACCACCAGCTGGAAGCGCCCACTGGATAAGCTGGGCAGCCCGCTCTTTGAAGCCGATGTACTGGACTTGCTGGCTTTGCGGGCTAATCCGTCGAAGCTACTCACCGGCGCGATTCGCCACGACCACAGCGCGCCGTTTCACTTGCTCGACAGCGTGGATTTGCCCTTCGACAAGGTGGGCAACCGCCGTTTTTGGGTGGCGGCCTGGCGCTGGGATATGAAGGCGGCGCATATCGAGGTGTCGCTCGTGGAAATTGGGGCTGGAGCGGGTACGCCAAACCCGGCTACGATGCTGCCAGCTGGCGGGCGCGTCACCCACGAGTTATACCAATACCTGCCGGGCCTCTACACCCCACACCCGCGGGGTGTTCACGGCGGGGGTATTCGGGTGCGGCACCTGTAGTTCGGGGCCCGCCTACCAGTACCCGGCAAATGGGGGTGTAATCACCTGATGCTGGGGGCAATTTCGGGCCATGCTTACCCCCGGCTCGACAACGCAGGCGTTCACTATCTCCGATTTAACCCCGGTTGCAGACCCGCTGTTGGAGTTGACGGGCGCACTACACGAGGTTGAAACGCCCACAGGCCCGAATCAAGGCTTTGAGAACAAAAAGCTGACGAGTGAGCAACTAGTTAGCTTTTTGACTACCAAACTAGGTGCAGGCGGCCGCACCCTCTCAGCCGTCACGCTCAACGTCGATGCGCAGGTCGGCAACAAGTACCAGCTCAGCCCCGACCTGGTAACTGTGCTGACTGCGCTCGATGCCGCGGGCAAAAAGCCGGTCTGGATTATCCCGGATGCGGGCGCCGCGGCACGCACCACGATTTACGCCAAAAACTTCAACGTGCTGCCCAGCAACACCGCCGCCGCCAACGCGGCCGGCGTCGATGCCATGCGCACTAGCCTGCTCGGACAATGAACGCCAGTACGCCGTACACCATTCTTTTCGAGGGCGGGCCGGATGCGGCAACGCAGTTCGACGCCGACCAGCTGGGCAACAAGTGGACGCAGGGCCTGCGCGACCTCGTGCTTGACGGCCAGGGCGGCGCGCTGCAAATAGTGACCAGTCGCGAAGCCAACACCGACGACCGCAGCGAGCGGCCGTTCAACACCGCGGGCCTCGACGAAAACAACGGCCGCAGCTTCTCGGGCAAGGTAGAGTTTACCAGCGGTGACCTCGTGCAGGCAGTGGCCAAGGGGGCTACTACGCTCACCTTCACCACGCCAGGCGCGGGCAACAACGCCGCCCGTTGGCGGGTAGGGGCGCGCTTCCGGCTGGCTAGCGAAGACACCGAAGGCCAGGACCGTGGCACGGGCGCGATGGGCTACCCCAACGCCCCGGCCAGAGTAGAGCAGCTGCTGACGGTGGTAGAGATACTCGACAGCGGCAACGGCCTGCGCTTCACGCCGGCCGCCGAGTTCGACCACTTCACCGACGTGCGCGACTGGCCCACGGACTGGGGCGGCACGGGCCTGCCCCGCGCTACGTCGCTCGACCGCACCGCCGCCGATGGCTTCGACGGCTACACCTACCTGCATAGCCTGGAGGTCAAAAACTGGCGGTTTCTGCCGCCCGCCAATGGCGGGCTGGGCTACTTCATCACGCCCTGCGCCACCTTCAAGCTCACCAACTGCGACGTCGATATCTACAACCAGTTCAGCCAGATATTAACGTTGTGCGTCTCGACGGGCAACATATTTCGCCGGGGCTGCGAGTACGATAAGGAGCTGAATGAGTTGGTTTCGACCAACGACCGGCACCTCGGGGCTGAACCTTACACGAATGGCCGCTGGAAAAAACTGACCATGACCGGCGGGTTTTTTGAGCGCAGCAACTGCCTGTGCGGCCGCCGCCAGGAGTACATCGGCTGCACGTTCACGGCGGGGCCGGTGAACGAGAACGGCGGCACCGTGCCCGGCTACGGCGCGCGCTACCCGCAGCCGGGCCACAAGCCCGTTGACCTGCTGATTTACCGCGCTGGCCAGACGTTTACCAGTCACTCGGCCAGCACCGCGCCGGCCTACCTGGAAGATGCGCCGCACGACTTTTACACCGTGGCGCAGGTGGATGCGGGCAGCAACGACCTGCTGGTACCGGCCCCGGCGTGGACGCAGGCCACGGCCGGCCAGCCCACGCCCGGCCACGATTTCTTCCGCACTACCTGCGTGGGCATGGCCATCGGCACGGTGGACGGCAGTAAGGCCGGCCGCATCACGCACCGCAGTTGGGATGCGGCTTTGAAGTGCTACCGCTATACCCATACCGCGCCAAAATTCGCGGTAGGCGATAAAATCGTGTACTCCTACGTGCGCAACCTCGTGGAGGAAGGCGGCCATACGCTGGACAGCAAGCCGCTTTTTCACCAGAACAGCGCGCGCTGGCAGGGCAACACCGGCATGGGCGGCAGCTACAATTTCGAGCAGCGCCAGCGCGATTTGCCCGCCACGGGCAACCGCCAGATTCCGTTTTTCGGCACTGTGCGCCAGCTGGTGGTGAACGTGACGCAGGCCGGGGCCGCGGGCAGCTTCCTGGAAATCAGCAACTACCCGATGGTCACAATGCCGGACGGCAGTACCAGCAAGCGCATCTGCCGCATCGACCTCACACAGGCAGGCACCCGCACCATCACGCTGAGCGCTGGCAGCGGCGCGCTGGGCACCGACGTGCTCACGCCCGGCTCGCTGGGCTGGGTAGAAGCACTTGATTTCTACTGGCCGAATAAATCAGGCCAATTCACTATCACCGGCCTCTGGGCCAATACGGAAGCCGCACTGTAATGGACTACACCACCGTCGATATGACCGTGCGCAGCCTGCTGGCTGACATCCTGCGCACCGACGTGCCGCCCGCGGGCGCCGTAGGCTGGGGCTTCGTGGACGATAACGGCGAGCTCGTCAGCGTGCCGCTCGGCGACCTGGGCGCGCCCGCTGCGGCCGGCACGGGACTGGTCACCGCCACCTACGAAGTGGGGAGCAGCGGCGCGCAGACCATTTTCCAGCAAGGCGCTACGTGGTTTGGTGACGTGGGCGTTCGCAGCCAATCCGTACCAGGGCAGAGCGTCGCACTGGACTTCGGCACGGGCTACACCTTCGGCCCTGACCAGCTCAACATCCTGGCGGCGGTCGGTGCTAATCTGCAACCCGGCGATACCATCACCTACACCTACGCCAGCGGCGCGGTGAGCGGCCAGCAGCCGGCACCCGTGTACACGGCGGGCGCCGGTATCGACATTTCGGCCGCCAACGAAATCAGTGCGCTTAGCCTCTACGCTGACGTAGTGGTGCATACCGCAGATGTTGCGCTCACGGCTGCCGATTATGGTAAGTTGCACATAATCAGCGGTAACACTTCTCTCACGCTCACACTACCCGCCCCGATAGACGGTAATACCCTGGCCGTATCGGTGGAACAGGGCAGCCGCCCTCTGCACACGGTTGTTACCCCCAGCGGCGTGCAGATGGACGGCTTGGACAGCGTGTACCCCTGGGCGGGCGAGTTGCGGCAGTGGGCGGTGGTTAATGGCAGCTTCGTGAAAACGAACGGCCGCGTGCGGGCCATGAAAGCCAAGATGCGGTTTGAGCCGGGCCGCAATCAATCTGTGCCGGCCGGAGCCGTGGTACCGATTCAGCTCGGTATGGCGCTCGACGTAGGCGGGCCGGGCATGATAGACCTTGTTAACTATGGCCTGCTGTTCCCGCGCGCCGGCAGCTGGAAAATCGGCTTTCTCTGCAACCTCGTCGGTGTGGCCACGGGCACCTACGTGGAGTACCTGGCACGGATTAACAAGACGCTGGACGAGCGAGTGGTCAACGGCATCACCACGCCGGCCAACATCGCTGGCGACACCTTCTCGGCCCTGCGCACCAGCGAAGTGCGCCAGGTGGCTGCGGGCGACGCGGTGGACCTAGTCGCCTACCTCGGTGCCAGTAGCGGCACGGTGGACAACCGCGCCGGCGTGCCGTGGCTGCTTCCTACGCTTTATGTCGAAGAGCAAAACCCTTATTAACAGCCTTATGCCCCTTCTGCTCACTTCTGCCCAGCCGCTGCTTACAACGGCGCAAATACCTGTTACGAGCCTCTACGTCATTGTGGAGCGCGTGGCCTATGAGCGGCGCGGCTTACAGCCCAAAGTGATTACCTGGTCGGTCGGCTACTATGCCGACGAAGCGGCCAGCGTGAACGCGAACGTGTCCGCCGTACAGATGGCGGAGCTGCCTATCAACTTCAGCCAGGCGGTGACGCCTGAGCAGGCCAACGCGGTGCCCATTTTCACTTACCTGGAGCAACTTGTTACGGCCCAGCTTACTGACCTGCTCGGCGCGGACGTGACCATTGAAAACGTGCCCTAGTGCCGCGCTTCACCTTCGCCAGCGTCCTGCAACTACTTGGCTATCTGCTAGCCGCCTTTCTCATCTACACTGTCTGCCAACGCATTCCTGCGCCCTATCGCTAAGCCATGCGCAACGACCCCTACCAGCAAATTATCGACCTGTTGATTGCCTGCGGCCTCTACCAAGAAGGCGGCAGCGACCAGCAAGGCGCGCCCGTGCTGCCGCTGCCCGCGCAGATTGCCGAGGCCGTGAATGCTGGCCTGAGCCAGTTGGCCGGCGTGCCAGACTACAGCGCCGTGGCCACCACCAAAGTGGCTATGCGCAACGATGTGCTGCGCGCGGGCCTGAATACGTTTCAAGCCAGCCAACAGACGTATAATGAGTTGCAGGACGCGCGCACGGCTTTGCTGGAGCAGCGTGTGGAGCAGCTGGCCGCGGGCCTCAGCGCCACCAGCGCCGAGGTGCGGGCCACCACCGCACGCCTGGAGCTGGTGAGCGCAGCTCGGGTGGCCACGCAGGCGCAGCTTGACGCCAATACGGCGGCCGACGCGCTCATCGTGGCGCGCCTGGTGGCGGTAGAGCAGCAGCAGGCCGCCGACCGGCTGGCCGATGCGGCGCTGGCCGCACACGAGGCCAAACAGGATGCCGACATCGCGCTACTGAGTGCCCGCGCTGGCAGCGATGAGGCGCTGATTGCCGCCGCGCAGGCCGCCGCTACCGCCGCGCAGGTACGCGCTGACCAAGCTGTCAACGCCGCGGCCACAGCACAAAGCACCGCTACCGCTGCGGGCACGGCAGCCAGCACCGCCCAGGCCGCGGCTACCGCCGCCCAGCAGGCCGCGGCTACCAACGCCACGGCCGTAGCCGCGGTAGCGGCCGACGTAGCCACCCGGCTGCCGGCCGCCAGCGTGCAGCGCTTCATCGTTAACACGCCGCCCCTCACCGTGGCGGTGGGGCAGCCCGCCACCTTCAACGTGGTGCTGCCCAAGCCCTTCGCCACCAATCAGTACCTCGTGTTTTTCACCAAGGCCAGCGGCTCGGCGCTGCTCAACGTGCAGCTCAGCGACACGGCGAAGTTGCCGGGCAGCTTCACGGGCACCATGCAGCAAACTGGCTTGGCCTCGCTGGCTGCGGGCGCGAGCTCGGCCGAGGTGCTGGCCATTCTTATTTCCTAACCCATGCCCACCCCCCTGGTGGCGCTGGCTACGCCCCGTCTTCCACTCCCTTGCCTTCAACTGGTGGCCGCCTAATTACCCTGCTCTTTCTAGTACACGACCTTCCTATTAGCACACCCTCACCGCTCTGCCATGAGAAGCAATGCTCCACCTCTCCACCCCCGCTGCCGTTTTTCTCCAAGCTGTCGAAGCAACAAAGGCCGCTGCTGCTGCGGCCGGCGCAGTAGGTAAGCACGCCGCCGAAAGCGGGCTGTCCTCTGTCCTTTGGTTTTTAGTACTACTGCTGCTGATTGCCTGCGTGATACTAGCCGTGTTACTGTATAAAACAGAAACCGGCCGCGCTGAATCCTTGCAAAAAGCCGTGACAACTGCCCGCGAAGAATGGGCCAAGCAACAGGCATTTGATAACGGCCACGCCGCCGACCTGCTCAAACAAAGCCGCGAGCAAGAGCGCGAAGCCCTTGACCGGCTCGAGAAAATAAACCAAGAATTACGCATTCAGGACAAGGAAAGCGTGAAGGTGATAGGGGCAGTAGCCAACTCCATTAACGCCATTACCTCTGTCATGCAAGGCGTTCAATTTCAGCTTGTCACGATTGAAACCATTCTAACCGGCCGCGCTGGCCAGCCACCTGCCCGCCCGCCCGCTCCCTTTGACCCTTCCAAGCTATGACCACAATGCCCGAAGCCTATGCCGCCAAGCAAGCCCTGCTGGTAGACCTGTGCAACCCCCTGCTGTTGCAAGTTTCCAGCAATGGAATAGAGCGCCCATTTCTTTTAAGCAAAGACTTTCAGTTTGTCCCGCTGCCCGACGCGCCAGGCTTCGAGTTGGCTCGTGTTTTAGCCCCCGCGGGCTTCTCGGCTACGCTACTGAGGGGAACAGATGGGGCGCACTCTCCACGGTTCGCGGCCCCGCAGACGGTGCGCGTGGAGGTGCTGGCGGGCAAGCTTTTGTGGTGGCAGGCTGGGTGGGGGCCGCAGGAAACAAATGATTCCTACCGGCTGGTAAAGCGCGGCGATGTGCTGCTGCTTGACCCTGACGAAGAACATACTTACCGTGCACTTTCGCAGTGCCTGACCTACAACCTGTTTAGCCCAGCCATAGAAGATGTTCTCCCTTAGAAACTTTTACAAGCCCGCCCCGGCGCAAATACAGCGCATTGCCGCGGCCTGCAAAGCCATTGGCGGCCTCACGGCCCCGGCCGCTCTGACGGAGAAATACAAGTGGCTGGTCGGAATGGGGTTTGTGCTGGCCGCTGTGGGTGAAGGACTGGAAAAGCTGAGCGCCGCGCCAGCCCCGGCAGCTGCGCCCTCGCCGGCCACTGACCCCACGATGAAGCCGCAAGATGTCGAACCAGAAAACGCGCACGCATGAGCCAGAACAAACAGCCCCCGCCCCGCCAGCAAAAGAAACGTCGCGACGCTGCGAAGCCCCTACCCGCCAAATCAGACGCCTATGCCACTAGTACCTGACCGCCTACTACCCGCTGCGCTCGTGTTGGCCGTCGTGCTGACTGGCCTGGCTGCCTACGTGCTTTTACTCAACTATCACTTGAAGCTGCCATGAAATACGCTCTTATCCTGTGCCTGTTGCTGGCCGGCTGCGCAGAAATGCCCCAGCCCCGGCCCGATACCAGCGCGGACACTGAATTTATCTGCATCACCGACAGCGCCCAAGCCCAATGATACAGCTCCTGAAAGCCAAATGGCCCATCGTGCTGATTGTCGTGGTGCTACTGAGCGCGGCCGCGTGGGGAATATTCCATAAAGATGCGCCCGCGCCGCCCCTCTCGCCCGCTCAGCAAAAGGCAACCGAAAAAGGCATTGCCGCCGACCAAAAGCAAGTCGGTAACGACACTGCCCGCGCCGCATCGGCTGCTGCCAGCGGCACCACGAACTACGCCGCTGGCCAAGCCTACGCCGAAGTGGGCAAAGTCCTTCATCAACAGTCTAAACCTTATGCGAAACCTACTCCTGTGGCTAGCGATACTGCTGCCGCTCGCCTACAACGCGCACTCTCAAAGTACTAGCGCGCAAGTCTGTCTGTCGGTGCCTCAAGCCGCCAAAATCCAGGACAGCCTAAAGGTGCTGCCCGTGGTGCGCCGCGAAGCCGCAGCCTGGCAAACCTCCAGCCGCTTCTACCAACAGGCAGCCGATTCGCTCTATAAATCCAGCGAGCTAAACCTATCGGCCGTGCGCGCCGCCGAGCGTGCTTTTGAAGGCCAGCAGCTGCTTACCCAAAACGAGTTTGCCCAAAAGATAGGCTGGCAGAAGAAGGCAAAAAAGCGGGGCGTGCTAAACGCGATACTGGCTACCCTGGCCGCCGCAATCACTTACACCGCAATAAAGCACTGACTTATGGCTAATTTCCTCAAATTCCTGCCCGGCCTGCTGCGCCGGGAAGGTGGCTATGTTGACCACGAACTAGATTCTGGCGGCGAGACCTACGCGGGGGTAGCCCGCGCCTACAACCCGCGCTGGGAAGGCTGGTCACACGTTGACCTAGCTAAAGCCAAGCTGGGCCTAAAGCGCCCGGTGCCCCGCACCAAATATGCCGACATCAACAAGGCGCTCGCTGCCGATGTGGCCATGCCCACGGTGCTCAGCAGCTTCTATAAGCCCAACTATTGGGACGTGTTGTTGCTCGACCAAGTTAAAAGTCAGGCGCTAGCTGAGCAAATGGCCGACCACTCAGCCAGCGCCGGCCCCAGCCGCCCAGCGGCCATGATTCAGTACGCCCTGAATCAGATAACCCCGACCAACCAGCCGCGGCTTACTGTCGATGGCGTGGTCGGCCCGCGCACCATTGCGGCTGTCAATGCCGCCGACCAAGCCGCGCTGCTGAAAGCCTTTGTGCAGTTGCGGCGCGACCACTACGAGTACCGCACCGGCACCCGCACCCCAGCACCGGGCGTCGTGGCCCTGCTGAAAAGCCTGAAAGTGTGGCCCGACCCTACCCAAAAGATTTTTCTCAACAGCTGGCTTGCCCGGCTACCTAAACTGTAACCTGCCATGAAATTAGAAAACATCGCTGTCATTCTCATTATCGCCCTCATCGCGGGCGCGTTCCTCGGCTGGGCAGTTGCCGCCTGGCTACTAGGCGAAGGCAACGCCGGCCAGTCCACCGGTACCGGCATCGGCTGCGCGGCCGGCCTGCTGGTTGGCGGCCTTGTGCTGCTGTTCACCCGCAAGTCGCCCAACGCCTAGCCCGCTCTCTCCTGTCTTAGTACTAGTGGGCACGCCAAATCTAACGAGGTGCAGCCCAGCCTTTGCGATGACTGTAGCGAATCATAAAGGCGAACGTATCGCGCTCCCAGCGGTCAAGCTGATGCACCTTGTCAACGGTGAAAAGCAGGCGTGCCCCCTCAAGAGGGAGCAGCCAGCGCCGGCCGAACACGAACACAGTGAGCCAAGTCCACGCATTGCCCACGCGGCGGGTGAGGGTATTCTTGGGCCTGTGCTGCCACAGCCGGTAGAGCGCGGCCGTGCCTCCGATTGCGATAGCGGCCCACACCACGGCGAGCCCTACCCAATGATATGCTGCATCCATAGCTAAAAGCTAAAAAGTGTGAGCGCGGCGGCTTTCTTCCTTAGTGGAGGGAGAGGGTGGGCTTAAGCCATTGCCAAAAAGGTACTGGCAAGTGGATATTCTCAACCGTAGCCGCCACAGTGAACAACGGCGCTATCTGCTTGGGGCCGTAGCCCGCCAACCCGCACCCTACTTCTGTGACCAGGAAGGTTAGGCCGGGGTTCTGCCGGGCGCAAGCCACCAACTTATCTACGTGCAGGCCGATGCGGGCGATACTCAGCGGAAGCCGCAAGTCATGCCCTTTGGTTGGCAGGGCATAAGTGCGTCCCGCCAAGCCCTCGCCAGTGCCGTAGCGGGCTCCCCACTGCATAGCAGTTAGAGCAGCCCCCTTGCCGTGACGGCCGGCATAATTGGAGCCAAACACGAACACCTGGCCCTCGGCAAGCTCAGCAATCAGGTCGGGAGTAGTGCGATTATCCATGCAACTAAGTTAAATAATAAAACGTATAAGTACAATGATTTACAGTATTTTGTTTGTCATATTAGCCATTATTTCTTACCGGCTCTACACCCGCAAAATCGTACCTGCCGAGGTGAAGCTGAACGCCGACGCAATAGCCGCCAACGGTTCTGCCGACGACTTGCGGCGCGGATTTCACCAAAGGCGCAGCTGGGCGCGGGTATGGCCGGCGCTGGCCTGCTGCCTGGTGCCGAGCCTCTCATTTAGCCTGTCAAATTGGATAAGCTTGTTGCTAAGCTTTCTGGCAATGGCGGCCCTGCTCGGGGGCTACTTCGCCCGATATTTTACGCCGCTGCTGAACGAGGCCCGCGGCCTGCCCTACTGGTACGCCAGCAGCGATTCGGCCAGTTGGCCCGACGCAGCGATTTACAAAAAGCTACGTCGGGCTAACCAGTGGGTGCCTGACGAATTTCTGTTATCCCAGGCCCGTGCCAACCTAAAAACCTTGTTAACCCGCGTGTGGCGCTGGTGCCGCCTAGCTGCTGGGGCCCTGGCAGTAGCCGCAGTAGTAGCGATACAATTCAGCAAGTGAATGACGGCCCAAAACCGTTGTGGGTGCATTGTGCTACAGCGTATTACTAATACCCCTCAGAAGTGAGGGCTTTTTTAAATCCTACTCCTTACCTGTATGACAACCGAACAAGCCGGCCACCTGCAAACACTGCTGGATACCCACAGCGAGCTGTTGCGCCCCCTGCTCGGCCCCCACTGGCCGGTGCGGCCGTTCGAGGTGCGAGAGTTCGGCCCGCTCACCAAGTACACGCTGTGCGAGCTGCCGGACGGTCGGTGGCTGCACCTGCACTATCTGGCCCGGCCGGACGAGGGCGAAATGCACGACCATCCCTGCGATATAGAATCCACTGGCATTAAAGGCAGCTACCTGGAGCTGCGGGCCACCGATGACGGTGTGGATGAGCAGCTGCGCCGGGCGGGCGAAACGCGCTCCATCGCCGCCGACTGCGTGCATATTATCGTGTGGGTGTCGAAAGGCGGCTGCTGGACGCTCGTAAAAACGGGCCCCGTCGTGCGACAGTGGCGGCGCTACCCGGAATTAGGTATCGCGGCGTAACTTCCGCCCACCGGCAGTCGATAAGCCAGTAAACCCGAGCCTGCAAAGCCCTGCTGCCGAAAGGTGGCGGGGCTTTTTTTGTGCATGTGCGCAAAAAAATATTTTCGGGGCAAAAAGGGCGATTGCAGCGCGTAGGGGCACTTCGCAGAAATTCAAAGAACCACCGGCTATAAGCCGGTGGATTGTTCGGAAAAGGCGCTGTAAGCGCCCTAAAGTCATTCACTAATTTTACCTTTTTACGATACTTGGTAATCCAGACAATGTGGTATTTGAGGTCGTAGGTGCTATGCTAGGTCTTGCGGTAGTGCTGCATTACAAAATCTGATACTCAGCCGTAGGCGGTGCGTAAGCATGCCAGCCAGACAGGAGCGGACACAAGCGCAGGTAGTCGGATTTGGTGAGGCGCGCGGCACTACGACCTTTTACAAGCGGCTTCTCTTCGTACCAGTAGCGAAGTAAGCCAGGTCGCAACTCTAGTAGTGTCTCGTACTTAGGCCAAGGCACCGTATCAAAGCGCAGGAGCGGGGCGGGGCCGGGCTCTTGGCACCAGGCCCGTAGGTGTGCTAGCCAATCGGCCGGGCACACGTCGCCCGGCACGGGGCCGGGCGACTTTTTTACAGGCATCTCCACTACTGAGCGTACTGCTTGTGCACGTTGCGCGGAAAGAGCCGGTTGAGGCCGGAATCAAGAAGCCAATTAGCCACTTTATTCTTTAACCATTTCTTCTCGTCCTGCTCTTCGCTTGCTCGCTGGCTATTAATGTTAATATCCAACTCTTGCCCATCTACTTCTGCGCAAAACAGCGGCTGAAAAAGCAAGCCACGGTCAATCAATGACTTCCGGGTGCCGGTGTACGGTTTGGCTGCCTTTATAGTGGCAGCAACGGGCAGTCGCTTTATGCTTTTATCGGCATTTACTACGCACAGCGTCAAGGTGTCGCCTTCGATGGCAACTAAAAACTGTTGGTTTTGGTAGTGCACAGTTTGCGGTGCATACATTGTTTGGTCGCTCATTACCTAGTCGCTGATAGCCGCCAGCGAGCGGGGGCTTGGTGAAAATGAAAAGAATTAAGCCAATACAAATTCTACTTTACGGCCAGCCTTCGCCAGGCCGATAGCCTCGCTGGCCTCGAACGAGTTAACACGCTTGCAAAACTGCGTGCTGTTGAGGCCAGCCAGGCCGAGGCAGTTAGCCAGGTCCATGAGGTAGTCATACTGCTTGTAAGAAGCGGGCATGCTGGCCTTACCGTAACCAACAGTAATGAATACTACCTGCTCTTCTACTTTCGGAGCTTTAGCAGCGGTGTAGGCAGCTTTCATAGCGATGCTCAAACGCTGGCGGTAAGAGAGGGTAGCGGTGTTGGCTTTGGCGGCGGCGTGGGCGGCTACGAGGAAGGCGGCAGTGAATTTCATGGCGGTAGGGGGCTTGCTGTTTTTGTTGATACAAATTTACAACATTATACCCTACCCCTCCAAATGTTGTTGCAAAATATTTTCAACAATACAGAAAATACGTATTTATACGTACTCAACGACACCCCTAAAGGCTTCGGCTGAAAGCCGAGGGTTTTCTCCCATTGCCCGAAAAGAGAATAAAAAGCCCCGCACCTGATAAGGGTACGGGGCTTCAACTTTAGGTTTGGGGTGAGTGCCAGGGCCGCAATGAGCTAAGCAAACTGACACCGCCCGCCCGGATGGATTGGGCGATAAAAAGGAGCGCTGGACTTTCACCAGCTTGTCTTCGCTGCCGCACACCGTTGCCGGTGGCCAAGCTCCCTGTCGGTGCCCTTCCTCTCTTTTAGAGGAAGGGGCAAACTATTTGAGTGAGGCCAGGCCGTTAGGGGCATAGTAGTGCTGTCTCCTATGCCACGCCTATAGCGCAGACAGCATCTTGCGCTTGGCCTCACTCAACTCGTTTCCGCTTCCCTCCTATTAAGGGTGGCGGCGATGTTTTGCCCAGGTCGTTACCCTTCCCGGGACTTCCTCTGTGCTTAGCCGAGTCGCACTACATTCCCCGCTTAGCGGGCGGCCACCTCCTTCGCGCAACTAGGTGCACTATGCGCGTCGGATGCTGTGAGGCATGACAAATATACGAAGCGAAATTAAAGTTGGTTCTGATTGCTGCTAAAATATTTATCATACTTCACGCCACCCCCGGCCGCCCCGGCAGCACCAGGGCCACTTGTAGCCAGTAAGTAAGGATAGCTTGGCAAGATTCGTGGTAGTAGGGCTGGGTGAGGGCGTAGCAGTCGTTCATAACTCAGGGGGAAAGGTTTTCGGTAGCTCAGTAGTAAGCCAGTCAGGCAGCAGCGGCATTCGGTCGCAGCCTTCCGCTAACTGGAGCCACTGCGTTAAAATGGCGTGAGCTTCTTCCCGGCGGCCGGGCCAGGCGTTGGGGTTGGCAGCTAGCAGGCTGGCGGCAAAGGTTTCAGGGGGTGGGGTGTTTTGCATAGTGGGGGTGGTCGGGGATGGCAAATCGTCTCCCCTCCTTAAATTTGTTCGATACAGCTAATTAGCTATCAAGGCGTTGCGCTCAAATTTCAGTGGGCCAAATTGGGCTAGATAGAATCAAATGCACGGTTGGCCGCCTCGTCTTGCTCGTCATGGTCAAGGTCAGCCAAGTACACCTCTGTCATTTTAAGCGTGGTGTGGCCTAGCATCTGCTGCACGGCGCGCGCCCCAACCGCCTTGGCCGCCACGGTGGCGAAGGTGTGCCGGGCGGCATGGGAGCGCAGGGGCTTGTCTACCCCTGCCCGCTTAGCGACTTCTTTCAGCGCCTTGTTAATAACGGCCGTCGCCTTTTTTATCTCGTCTAGCTGTTTGGTCGAGTTCAGCTTGTCGTAGGCATCCGGCAGGTAAGGCAGCAGGAAGGTGCGCCCGCTAGCCCGCCGGGCAGCTAGGGACTGAACCACGGCTGCCAGCTCGGGCCGGATAGGCACCTGCTTGAAGGGCCCGCCCTTTTGGGCTTGGTAGCGCAGACAGGTGTCGTTCTGGTATAAGTCCTTCCAGCGCAGCAGTAGGCACGCCCCCACCCGCTCGCCGCGTAGGTAGAACTGCATCAAGTAGACAGTGCGCGCCCGCCAAAGCCAGCTTTCGGGGTCAAGATGCAAGGCCACTACGGCTCGATGTTCCTCTGCCGTGAGGCGTACCTTCTGGCGCTTCAGCTCCTTTTTCTTGTCGATGCAAGCAAAGGGGTTATCGGCTGCCGCCCATTTTAGCTGCTTCACCCCGCGCCGGTACATGGCCGTTAGGTGAATGATAGCCTTGTTGGCCGTGCGAATTTCTCCGCCCCGCGCCTTGGCGTTGAGCAGTTCTTGATAGAAAGCCAGCGCGCGCACCGGGGGCAGTGCCCGGATGGGCAAGCGGGCCGTACCGTGCCAGGCGCGCAACTTGCGCACGATAGCGCGCATGGCCTCGTAGGTGGCCCGGTTGCCGTGGCTGTAGCTGGTTTCGAGTTCGCCCTCCATAAACTCCAGCAGGCAGGGGTCGGGCTGGGGTTCGAGCGCGGCGGGGTTCTTGAGCAGTTGGGCAACGGCGGCGGGCGACACGGCCAGCCCCATTGCTTCGAGGCGTTTAGTAGCTACTTTGGCGTTAAGTCGGAGGGTTTCGAGGGTTTGAGAATCTAGAGAATGTTCGGGGTGGGTTTTCTTTAATGGCCCATTTTTCCCAGGGCCGGCCCAATCGGCGGGCCGGCAGCGCACACCCGTGCTTACTTCAGCGGGCCTATGCCCCCGAAGTGTTAAGCGCAAGCTAACCGGGCAGAAGCCCTTTTGATTAGCCTTATCCGTACGCAACCAGAAAACACGGCCAATATCCACCACTGAGAGGAGGACAGCCAT